TTGATTGAGGATGTGCTTGAGTTCGATGACTATGAGGAGACGGCGATGGATGATTTCTTGAACTACAAGTATTTTGATGAGTCATTGTATGACAGTTACAATATTTCGGATTATATCAGTGTGGGAGAGAAACCTACCGTGATTGACGAGGAAAAGAACCGATACAAGACAATGCAGTGGTGCTGCGGTCCTTCCACAACAACGACCACTTTCTCCACGTCTGAAAAACCTTGCAGATGTAGAAGTTGCGGAGGGCAGTCATCAACAGTCACCGCTTCCACTACGACAACCGTTAAGAAGTATTTGAGTAAGTGTGACCTTTTTGGGGATGACTTCTTGTCTGATATTGACGATATGTATTTCGACACGGATTATATCGAGGACGAGCTTGACATTTCCGATTTTACATACAACACGGACGGAACTAGCACAATTGGCTCATTTGAATCCTATGTGGAGACGGACAACAAGTTTCTCTTATTCGATAGGACTTGCAGCGGATACAACGTGAGGAATTGGGTGGACGGAACCACTGCGAGGTATTTCTACAGAAAAAGCTCGTTCAAGGACAACTTGTTCCTCTTGATGAACAGAACATGTACTGGATACACCGTCCATACGATAGACACGCTTAGGGATTCGCAAACAGAGGAATATGACGTGAACGCAGACCTATATAACAACGCATTGGCATTCAGAATCACGGATGAAGGGGCTGTGGGATACAGATATCTTGTTCAAGATTGTGATTCCGAGGAGGGATATTCAATCAAGGAGGGATACTCCAATAATGGAATCATCAATGAGGATGAGTGGACGGACATTCACGTGAAGGTGGTAGGGGGCAGCGATACCATGGCGCTGAAGTTCTATGTGAACGGGAACTTGATATTCATATCCGATTCTCTTCCAAAGCTCAATTTGCGAGAATTGAATGATATTTATGAGAAGCAAGAGACGGTTCCTTTCAACATATCGATAGGAGGTGGCACGCAAGGACTTTGTGACACGGTGCTTCCGAACTACATGCTTGACCCGTATAGGACCTATCCGTTGGAGGAGAATTTCGGAGGAAGTTTCATAGGATACTTCAAGTCCTTCAAGTTCTACAACTGCGATGTGGAGCAGTTATACATTAAAAATAATACATCCGTCGAATTGCATAAAACGAAAAATATTTAATATTTATATAGAAAATCAACCATAAAATGAAGGGTCTTTACTTTTATAAATTAGTGTCACCATATGCGGAGGACGAAACAAAGGACTGCAAGTTGACCGTGAATGAGATTGACCATAATTTTGTCACCCTCAAGGATGCCGACATCAAGGAGGTTTCAATTGACAAGGAGCACGGATTCCTTGTTTTGGAGACTAACAGCGGAGACAAGTTGAGAGCTGACATTTCAAGTTTCACTCAAGGCTTGGAAATCAATTATGATAAATCGAACGGTACACTTGAAATCAAGCATGACGGCGTTGTGGAGACAATCGACGGACTTGCCACGAGCGGAAACCTTTCGCAAGAGATTGTGAACAATATCATCACGGACGAGACTTTGAGCGGAACGGGTACTGAAAAGCACCCCATCGGAATCTCAGACCTTGAGAAGACCTCATCTTTCAGAAAGGTAATCCGAGTGCTTGACAAGACGAACGGAGAGTCGCTCCCCGAACGCCATCACTTGAACAAGGGAGACCGTTTCATCACGTTTGAGAACGTGAACGAGTACGGTTTCTTGTATTCCTTCAAGTATGCCAAACAGCTTGTGGAGGACTTGAACAGCAAGTGGAGGATTCCTACCAAGGAGGATTGGGACAACATGCTGAACGCCATCGAGCCTTGCGAGAGCGATAGGAACCATGGCATTGACACATGCAACATCCTTCTAGGCAAATTCGCAGGAAAGCTCCTTAAGTCAAAGACTCTTTGGCTTGGTGGAAAGCTTGAACCGAACGATTCTAGCGAATGCTCCCTCTCTGCCGATGACATCGTGGAGGATGACGTTACTGCTGACAGCGAGGACGTTACTGAACATCCGAAGCAAAAGCCGAGCAAGACAGACGGAACCGATTCTTATGGCATGAAGCTCCTTGCGAGCGGATATGGTGACGGCTGCCAAATGATGGATTACTTCTCTCAGAGAGGCAAGTTTTGGACTTCGACCGCAATCCGTGTCACGGACATCTATACCAAGCGTTTCGACTACGACAAGACGGGTGTCGCTCAGTTGGCTGACAATCCCAACTCGCTGTGCTCTCTGCGCCTTGTGAAGGATTACGACGGAAAGAACTTCAGTGGATATGAGACCATCGAGGGCGTTGTATATAAGACGGTGTTGTTGCCTAGCTTGAACTCTGAGCATGGATACGCCATTTGGCTCGGAAGCAACTTGGCCGTGGACAACGTGAAGTATAATCCCGTAGTGCCAAACAATGGAAATTGCAAGGGAACCAAGAGAGTTTGCTTCATCAACGAGTGGAACGGTTTCGGTTGGGAGAAGAAAGCTTTGACAGAAGGCGATTCGATGACCATCTTGTTCGGACCCGACGGAAGTAGGGACGAGGAGTTCCGCTTCATAAAGGGAAAACTCGTAAACGTGAAGAGGGATATCATCGGTGCGGTGGTTAACAAATACGACGGCGACATCACCATCTTGAACAACGAGGTGTCAATGCTGAAGGATAGGGCTGACGAGACCGACAAGAGGATTTTGGGGCTGAATGAAGCCATCCAAACCGAATCTGACAAGAGAGAGAATGCCGACGCATTGCTTGAATCCGCCATCAATACGGAAATCGCAGATAGGAAGGAAGCAATCAATGCTGTGGAGGATGAAATCGCAGATGTGACCGAGAAGTTGGAGGCTGCCGACCAAAAGTTGGATGAATCCGTCTCTGCGGAGAAGGCTACAAGAGAAGAGGTTGAAGCTCAGATTTGGGCGTCCATCAACGGCGAGATTAAGGCACGTGAGGATGTTGAGAAGCAGATTTGGGAAGCCATCAACAACGAAACCGCAGCGAGGGAAGATGTGGAGTCTCAGCTTTGGAAGGGAATCACCGCAGAGCGTGAGGCAAGGGAAAGTGTGGAAGCCCAGCTTTGGGACGCCGTCAATGGTGTCATCAACGACAAGGACGAGGTCAACAAGCAGATTTGGGAGGCCATCAACAACGAGACCGCAGCTAGGGAAGATGTGGAGAAGCAGATTTGGTCTGCCATCAACAAGGAATCCGATTCGAGGGAGGACGTTGAGTCTCAGATTTGGAAGTCGTTGAACAACGAGATTGCAAGGGCCAAGGCAGCTGAAGAGGAGTTGGATTCGCAACTTATCGTGGAGGAAGGTTCTTCTTACAAGTGTAGGGAAGGCGTCTTGACGCTCGCCGCAAAGGATGAGGAAAAGACCATACGCATCAAGTTGGACAGCAACTATGGCACTTTCTAAACGAGAAAAGAAAATAAGAAATAAACAACCAAGATTACATGGAAGAATTAAATAACAGATTGCAGTTTGTTCATCACGAGGGAGTCTTCAAGACGAGTGAGGAAGCGATTGACTATGTTAAGCAAGAATCCATTATCGATTACCCTGCGCTGTATGCGGAACCCATGATTGTCGCATATGGCAACGAGAAGGAGCCGAACATCATTTTGTGTATCGGCTCCCACGGTAACGGAAGCGCTAACTTGGCCAATAAGGTGTTCTTCATCGATTTCGCCTCTTTGGAGGAATCCGTGAAGGCTGCCGTTGAACAAGCGAGTGGCAGTGCCGAGGACATTGCACAAATCGAGAAGGCAGTGGCCGAGCTGCAAGAGGCCGACAAGACTTTGAAGGACGCAATCGATGCTGAGTCCGAGCGTGCGAAGAAGGCAGAGTCTGACCTTAAGGTGTCGGTCAAGGACACGGACACCGTCTCTCTGTCGATGGACAGCGCATCTGAAGGAAACGTAATCTCCGCAGATGTGAAGGTGGCCAAGTCAAAGGTGGTCAATAAGGAAGAGTTGACAAACTTGCTCATCTCCGACGAGAATGGCTTGTTCCTCAATGCGAGCGTTGACTACGAGAATGACACCCTTACCTTCAAGGCGAACGGAAACGTCATCAAGGTGGCAGAACTTCCCCATGAGGTTCATGTTGTAAGCGGTAAGTACGATACCAATACCGAGTCGATTGTCTTGTCGCTGAACAACGGCGAGGATATTTCAATCGATGTGGAAGACCTTATCGGAGAGCTGAGCGTGGGCAAGGAATCGGAACAGGTTCACCCCGTCATCTTGAAGAGGGACAGCGTCGTTTACAATAAGGAACTTCACTCGACAGAGTCACACCAAGACATCTTGAGCGCTGACGTCCGTTTGAAGGAGGCTTCCGACAACATCCTTGTCAAGGCGGTTGACAACGGTCTTGAGAGCTTGTACGTAAAGGGTGTTGCTTCCAACATCAAGGAATCCTACAAGGGAGACACACAGACCGTCCAAGAGACGTTGGACAGCCTTCGCGAGAGTGAGCTGAAAGTTTCCGACAAGGAAGGCAACATCATCAAGAACGACGGAAAGAACGGTATTTACAGCATCGTCACCTTGGCGTATGACTCGAACACCAACAAGCTGAAGTTCAACAACGGACTTGGTGAGCAGACCATCCAATTGGCTTCCGCATCGCTTGTGGACCATGTGGACTATAGCAACGGAATCTTGAAACTGTACCTAAAGCTTGCAGACGGTTCCACCTCTACGGTTGAAATCAATATCACCGACATCATCAAGGAGAATCAGATTGACAATACGGACAGAACCGTGACCTTGTCTTCAAAGGAAGGTGACGGCGCGTTTACATTGTCGGCTGACGTGAATGTGTCGGATGAGGATACCAACTTGCTGAAGGTAAAGGCACACGCCCTTTATGTAAGTAACCAAGCTTCTGACATCAAGTATGGTAAGGGTGATGTGGCTGCATCACTTGACACGTTGCTTGGAGGCGTTGATTCCGAAGGTTCTGTGAAGAACTTGATTAACGCCGAGAAGGAGGCAAGGGAAGCTTCAGACGTGGAACTGAAGGGTTCCATCACGGAGAATGCCCATGCCATCGAAGCCAACACTTCTGCATTCAATTCGCTGAAGGCTGAGGTTGAGGCTGACGAGGATGTCATTGCGAAGAACAAGGAAGGCATCGAGAGCAACAAGGCGTCTATTTCTGCCATCGAGAAGGACGTGGAGACACTTGCCACTTCGGTAGGCTCTATCAAGATTGAGAAGCAGAGCGGAAATGACTTGTACTATGACTTGTTGGTTGACAACGAGACAAGGGGCACGGTAATCATCCCGAAGGACAATTACTTGGATAGCGTCACTTTCGACGAGGCTAGCAAGGTTCTGACCTTGAACCTTATCAATGGCGGAGAGAACACACCGTTCACCGTTTCACTCGCTTCTTTGTATAATGTATATACGCAAGGAGAAGGCGTTTCCATCAAGAATGGCGTTGTATCCGTACAGAAGTCTGAAGGCGACGAAGGTTTCTTGGAAGTTTCCGAGCAAGGCGTCAAGGTGGTTGGCGTGAAGGCTGCCATCGAGAAGAGCGCTCAGACAACTGCCGCTTATGCGGATTCCATCGTGGAGAAGGCGCAAGACATCGCAGTTTCCACCGCAGAGGAATACGCAGAGAAGAAGGACGCTGAAACCTTGAAAGAGGCAAAGGCATACACAGATACGGTTGAGCTGAAGAAGGTTGACGACTTGACTTATGAGTTCCAAATCAACGGAGTGACCAAGTCAACCATCAGCATTCCGAAAGACCAATTCTTGTCAGATGCAAGGTATGACGAAGGGAACAAGGAACTTGTCTTCGTATTCCAATTGCAAGACGAGAAGAACGAGGTTAGAGTTCCCGTTGGCAGCTTGGTTGACACTTACACGGTAGGTGATGGCTTGCAAGCCAAGGGCACTGAATTCTCCGTGAAGGTCGCAGCAGATTCCGAATCCTACTTGACCGTAAGCGCTGAAGGCGTGAAGGTAAGCGGAATCGAGGAAGCCATCGACAACGCAGAGAAGGAAGCCATTTCCGTATCGAAGGCATATACGGAATCCATCACTCTCGTACAGCATGAGGACAACCCGTTGCACTATGAGCTGAAGATTGGAACCGTATCGCTCGGTGAAATCAACGTCCCGAAAGACCAATTCTTGAAGAGCGCCAAGTATGACGCAGCCAACAAGAACCTTGTCTTCGTATTCGTTACTGAGGACGGTGAGGTCACTTCTGAGGTGAATGTAGCTGACTTGGTTGACACTTACGGGGCTAGCGAAGGATTGACAATCGATGCCGACAACAACTTCTCAGTAAAGGTTGCCGCTGATTCCGAGGCATATTTGACAGTATCCAAGGAAGGAATCAAGGTAAGCGGAATCAACAAGGCCATCGATGATATCAAGGCGACTGTTTCCGAGGCTGACGAGAAGGTGCTTGCAAGTGCCAAGGAATACGCTGACGGAATCAAGATTGAACAGTCTTCCGACAATGACCACGTGTACAACTTGTACCTTGGAGACGTGAAGAAAGGCAGCGTCGAGATTCCTTCTGACGTTCACTTGGAGAATGTGTCCATCGCTGATGACAAGCTTGTCTTCGATTTCGTGGGCAAGGAACAGCAGACCGTTGACTTGAGCAAGTACATCGACATCTATGGAGCTGGCGATGGTTTGTCTCTCTCTGACAACACCTTCAAGATTGAACTTTCCAATGATTCCGAGAAATACTTGTACATCACCAACGGAGTCCTCAAGCTTAGTGGTGTGGATGCAGCCATCAAGGAATCCGCAGACGCCACCATCGCTTCCGCAAACGCATACGCTGACGAGGCAGCTGCCAATGTGAAGGTGAAGGTTGCTAGCACGAATTCAATCGCGTTGAATGTCGCTGAGGACAAGACCTTGACCGCAGAGTTGAACGTGGTTGACGCCACAAACAACTTGATTCACAAGAGCGAGGACGGAATCTACGCAAACGGTGTAAAGAGCGTAACCTATGACCCGACCACTTCGGTTCTGACCGTTTCTGACGGAGAGAACATCGATGAGTATGTCTTGTCAAGCAACTCTCTTGTCACCGACGCAGAGTACAACGAGCAAGGACAGTTGGTTTTGACCGTAACCACCGCAAGTGGAGAGGACAAGAAGATTATCGCGAACTTCGAGAGCGTTGTGGGCGGCAACGAGGCAAACAGCCCAATCACTGTCGTATCCACCAAGAACGGCAACGTGAACACCATCACAGCGACCTTGAAGATTTCCACCTCTTCCAACAACCAACTCTCTCAGAACGACGGGGCACTCTTCGTAAGCAAGCTTGCTGAAGACCATATCGGAACTTACCGCGAGAACGAGAAGACCTTGCAAGAGGCTCTGAACCAAATCGCGGCTGAGATTACCGCAGTGGACAATAAGGCTGACAAGGTGACTGAGTTGAGCGAGGATGTGAAGGTTCTGCAATCTTCCGCAACCACCATCTACTTGACAGCCACAGAAGCCAAGTCAAGCGCTAGCGAGGCGAAGACACTTGCTACCGAGGCCAACACCAATGCGACGAATGCCAAGTCTACCGCTGACGAACTTGCCACAAGGGTTACAGTCTTGGAGAACACTTCCACTGCTACTAATGCAAGTGTGGAGAAAGCGATTGCCACCGCAAACGCAGCTAAGGAAGCTTCCGACAAGGCTACAGAATCTGTTTCCTCTTATGATGATGCCATCAGTGATGCGACCGACAAGGCAACCGAGGCAAGCAAGAAAGCGGATGTGGCTAGCGATAAGGCTGACGCAGCGGCAGAAAAAGCTGATACAGCAATCGAAAAGGCAGATGCTGCACAAGCTGACGTTGACGCACTCGAAGAGACCGTATCGGCACTCACAGTCACCATCAACGAGCTGACCGATGAGAACGCTGCCTTGAAGGAGAGAGTTGCCGCCATCGAAACACTGTTGACCAAGATTACCAACTTCGGAGAATATGACGAGAATGGAGCTGAAATCACGGAAACCGATGACGATGAAGAAGGTGAAAGCAAGTGAAAGTAATTTGAACTTGTAAAAAAACTGGAAATATGCAGTGAAATATCTGCATATTTCCTTCTTTTGAAATATTTATCCTTAAATAATTACAATAAAATGGCTCAAAGTTTGCAACTGAGAAGGAATGCCCTATCAAGCATTCAGAATGGTTTGGCCAACATGAAGTCTGTTATCGAAGCGCTAACAGCAAAGGATGGCGAAATCATTATCGGTCGATATTATAAGACCTCTGGTTCCACTGACGCTGGTGTCACTTGGACTGACCCAACAACCCTTATCGCCATCGCAAAGGTGGAGGAAAGTGGAGAAGGTGCTAACAAGACCGTAACACAGTCGTTCACTTATTACGACGAGGATACAACTGACGATTTGAAAAAGGAGCTGAGCGGACTTATCGGTAGCGGTAGCGGCTCTGTTGCCACTCAAATTTCAACTGCCATCAGCGGACTGAGTGCGACCACAATCAGCGGCACAAACAAATACATCGCTTCGGTTAGCCAATCGAACGGTATTGTTTCTGCCACCACAAAAGACCTTGCCGCTTCAGCAGTCACAGCCACTGCAATCTCTAGCGCAGACACTACCGTTGCCGTCACTGGCACAACCGTCGCTGCACAGATTGCATCTCTCGGAAAGACCGTGAAGACCGTGCAAGACAACGCAGCCAAGTACAAGACCGTCAAGTTGACTGACGCCGAAGTGACTGCCCTTGGCAACGAGAATGTGAAAGAGGCGTACAAGATTGTATCCTACACGGGTGAATATGTAGCATCCGCTTCCACTCAAGTGGGTGACACCATCCTTATCTACAAGGACTCTTCACTGTCTTCTGCCTCATTCACTGACAAGGACGGAAGCAATAATAGCGGCCAGTTCTTGAAGTTGGTTTACGTACTTGCAAATGGCAAGGAATCAACCGTTTACGTCGACATGTCAGCTTTGATTGAACAGTCGGAGGTTGAAAACGGTATCCAACAAGTCAACGGTAAGCTTTCAGTGAAGAAAGACACCACTAGCGAGGACGCTGCATTCTTGACCGTTGGAACGAACGGTGTGGGACTGAGCGGAATCACTTCTGCCATTACCAAGGCTGCTGCAACTGCTAAGTCTGTCGTTTCTCAAGCTTCTACCGCTCAGACTCACGTTAAGGTCAGCGCAGACACCACTGCAACTGACGGACACGTTGAGTACAAGATTTCAGAGACCGACATCGCTAGCGCATCTGCATTGACTGCAGCACAGAATGCCATCAACTTGCTGAACAGCGGAAACACTGTAAGCGGTTCTGTCGCATACTCTGTAAAGTCTGCCATCGACGCTTTGGACGTAACCGACTCGGCTGTATCCAACCAATATGTAACTGTTGTAAGCGAGGCTGACGGTAAGATTTCTGTCACAAGGAAGCAACCCACCGCAGCTGAAATCTCTGCAACAACCGTTGCAAGCGGTGCATCCACTGTTGGTTTGAGCGGTACGACCGTTAAGGCACAATTGGAAGGCTTGGCAACTGCCATCGGTAGCCTTGACGCTACTCTGTCTGCTGCAACTGACTACTTCGTTACGGGTGTAACTCAGACGAACGGTTTGTTGACTGCTGTCGGCACAAAGCAACCTGCTGCAAGCGGTGTTACTGCAACTGCTATCTCTAGCGGTACAACAACTGTCGCTGTCACGGGTACAACCGTCGCTGCCCAAATTGCTTCTCTAGGCATCAGCATCCAAGATGTTTATACCTACTTGAGCACTTTGACAATCGATTGCGGAACCTACTGATTCGGAGAAACAATAATTAATGCTTGATGTCTCATCGAGAGAGGGGCTTCCACGAGTTGGAAGCCCTTTTTTTATTTTATCTTGCTATTTATTTTTATACTAATACATTTACATCCTATGTTAATTTTATTGGCAATTTTGTTTCTTGCCTTTGTTACGTACAACGTATATACAGTGGACTTATTCGGAATTCCGCAATCCATCAGCGAGACTGCCTACTTGTTCGATTCTTTAAATGGGAAGAGATGGCTTTTCTCCCTCATGTGCGGAGTTATAGGAATAGGGCTGCTTATCCCTTGGATTGAAGCTACGGTTGAGGTGATTCAGTTCCTACCTTTCCTATCTTGCGCATGTATTCTGTTCTGTGCGCTCACACCTTGCTACAAGGAGAATTTGGAAGGAATGGTACATTATGTGTTCAGTGGAATATCTTTCGGAGCGTTAGTTGCATGGATGTATCTAAGCGGCACAAGCCTATATCTGCTCGCACTTTTGTTCGTTACCTTTATACTTAGTGTGGCTGTAAAACCAAAGAGCTACGTCTACTTCGCTGAGATATATTCCATTACATTCTTGCTTATTTCACTCATCGCGTTTTACCTATAGAGACGAAGAAGAGCGGCAAAATCAATCGCCGCTCTTCTTTTTTTCATTTGAAAATCAATCGTTTACGAATTTATCCAACCCCTTATATTGGAGCTGAGAGTGTCAATCCAACCTTTTATCTTGTTCGTGTTTGTGTTGGAATTGGAAGTAATGTTGGTTTCAGAAACCTCAATCTTCGACTCAACCTTCGCTTCGTTGGCATCGTCATTGTCCTTGATTTCTTCCTTCGCATCCTCGATTTGCTTTTCAATCTTCTTTCTCCAATCTCTTCTTTCTTCCGCCAATGAGTAGATTTCACTGTTCTCATTGAAGGAATATGCTGACATCGGGAAAATTTTTGCTGACTTGTCCATGTTATATTGTTTTTATTTGTTCAGAAGGTGGATGTCTTGCTCCAATGCTGTGATATCGTGCCTAATCTTCTCCAACTTGAAATCATGCTTGGAATGAGAGAAGGAATCATCGTTTGAAGAGTTCGCGTTGGCCTCAATCTCTTTGTACAGCTCTTTCAAGGAGGCGACGATTTCAGAAAATTTTCGTTCCAACTCAACATTTTTTTGATTCCCGAATATATTGTCCGCAATATATTGGTTCACAGTCTCGGAAACAATAGATTTCATCGTTCTCATACAGTTGTTTTGCTTTCTTTTTCGTATATCAATAAATATCTCGTCGCTTCAAGAACTTGACATTTAAATTTCTTTTGTGTATCTTTGCGACAAAGGTGATGGCAACCGAACGAATTAGTTTGCCTTTAACCAAAATTAATTTTATCAAAACTTTAAAAGATACTTTAAATGGCTGAGAAAAGCAACAAGGAAATAGTGGGCGAGTTCTTGAACGGACGCGACCCGATGGAACGAATCATTTGCATCGAATGCGAGTATGCGGACGAGCAAGTGAGCGTCATATATGTGAACGAAAAAGGAGAGAAAAGAATAAAGACAGAGGATTTCCATCCTTTCGCATGGGTGAAGTTGGACGCTTGCATGAAGATGTTCGACGGGGACAAGAACGCACTCAAGCGAGAGTTGGCTCACTATGGTATAGGAATCAAGCCGCTTATTACACAGATGGGAGAGTCCGAGGTGTCGGACAGACTTGAGAACGGATACAAGTTCCTTTTCTACGCCAAGAGGAAAATGTCCTTCCAAACCTTCCTCACCTTCTTCTCCAAGGCGAAGACACCCATTTACGAGAGGAAAAAGAAGGATGAACAGAAGGACAAATCACAGAATTTCCTTGTGGTGTCCCCTATCGAACAGTATATGATTTCCACGGGAAAAAGACTCTTCAAGGGTTATGATAACTATGATGACCTACACAGACTCCAATTCGACCTTGAGACACAAGGATTGGACCCTAACAAGTGTGGAATAGACCAAATAGGTATCAGAACCAACAGAGGATACGAACACGTCATCGATGTGGAAGGGGAAGACGACGAAAGAAAGGTGAGCGAACTGCAAGCCATCATCGAGTTCCTATCCATCCTCGCGGAACAGAAACCCGACATCATCGCTGGCCACAACTCCGAGAACTTCGATTGGAACTTCATCATCGTCCGCTGTGAGAAACTCGGAACATCCCTCGACGAACTCTCTCGGAAGTTCTTTCGTTATCCAATATATAAGAGGAAAAAGGAAACCGTCCTCAAATTGGGAGGCGAAGTGGAATACTTCAAGCCAACCATCATGTGGGGACACAATGTCGTGGACTCACTTCACGCCGTAAGACGTGCACAAGCCATCGACTCAAACATCAAGTCGGCGAACTTGAAATACGTCACGCAGTTCTTGAGCTTGAAGAAGGAGAACCGTGTCTATGTGCCAGGCTCACAGATTGGCACGATATGGCGCGTTTTAGAGCCCGTATACGCATTTAACAACACGGATGGAGACTGGTATCGTATCACGGATAAAAAGCCTTTAAAACAAGGCTATGAGGCTGTGAGCGGCAAATATATCGTACACCGTTACCTACTTGACGATATTTGGGAAACAGACAAGGTAGAACTGAAACTGAACGAGTCAAACTTCCTCATCGGGAAGATGATACCCACCACGTTCCAAAGAGCATGCACGATGGGTACAGCTGCGATTTGGAAACTGATTCTGCTGTCGTGGAACTACGAGCACGGATTGGCGGTGCCAGCCTTCGGAAAGAAGAGAAGCTTCACGGGAGGACTTTCACGACTCCTTAAGGTGGGATATTCAGATAGAATCGTAAAATTAGACTACAACTCTCTTTACCCGTCCATTATTCTGACATGGAATATCAAGACGGAGCTCGATATCTCGAATTCTAGCCTTACCATGCTCGAATATGTGCTGTCAGAACGAGAGTACTACAAGGGGCTCAAGGAAGCGGCTGCCAATAAAGTAAAGGAAGTCAAAGCGCAAATCGAGAGTTTCAAAGGTTCGGATGAGGAACTTCATAAACTGAAGTTGGAACTTCAGAAGTGGGAGGCGGAGAAAACGGCGAATGACAAGAAACAGCTGCCTCTGAAGATTCTAGGAAATAGTTATTTCGGATCAGCTGGTTCCCCCAATATCTACCCCCTTGGCGACGTGGACTGCGCCGAACGTACGACTTGTATCGGTCGCATGAGTCTCCGCCTCATGATTTCACACTTCACGAATCTTGGCTACACACCCATCGTTGGTGACAGCTTCACTTCCGACACTCCTATCTTCGTGCGCAAGAAGGGTTCTGTTGACATTGACATCAAGCCCATCTGCGAGCTGATAACGGAGAAAAACATCCAAGTGGACGCTTTTGGACGCGAGTATGATTACAAGGTGGATTACCAAGCGCTGTGCAGAAGCGGATGGGTGGATGTGAAATATGTATACCGCCACAAGACCGACAAACCCATCTACCACGTCACTGACGGATATATGAGTGTGGACGTCACGGAAGACCACAGCTTGTTCAATGATAAGAAGGAGAAAATCAAGCCGAGCGAGATTACGGAAGAAACAAAGCTTGAATTTTATACAGATAAGATTGAGCACGGAAGCTACAGCGTGGAAGAGAAGGAGTGTGAGATTATCGCCAAGATGGTAGGGAACGGAACATTGGACAGAATACCCATGAAGATTCTGAACGGTGACAAGAAGACAAGGCTCACCTTCATCGGCAAGGCAATGGAATATGTGAACGCAAATCGTCTCGGAAAGGTTGCGCTCGCTGGAATGCAATTCCTCTGCCGTTCATGACCGCGATGTGGGTTACTTTAAGATGATATTTACCACATTTAATGAGGACACAATACAAGCTTGACACACAAACATTCATCAATCGGAGCAATGAAAAACACAACGGCAAGTATGACTACTCAAAGACTGAATATAGAAACTTCAGAACCAAAGTAGTCATCACTTGCCCCCTTCACGGTGACTTTGAACAGACCCCAAAGAACCATTTAAAAGGTGAAGGCTGCCCCTTATGCGGCAAAGAATACGCAAAGACGTGGAGAAAATGTAAATACCAACACTTTACGGAGGAAAGCAAAAGAAGATTCGGAAACACATATTCATTCCCTCTTATCGAGGAGGAATACGAGAATTCACACTCAAGAGTCACAGTCCATTGCAATCTTTGCAACTATGATTTCACAAAGATTGCTTGCGACCATCTAACTTCCGAGATGGGAGGATGCCAACATCTTGACTATTTATTGAAACTAATACACGAAAAAGACAAATTATAAACCTATATGACCAAAAAGTTAACGCGCGAGGAATTCATCGACAAGTACAAACAGAGATTCCCCAATTCAACTTACGACTTTAGTAAATTCGAGTATGAAAATTCACACAAGCAATCAATTGTTATCTGCCCAAAGCATGGAGAGTTTTTAATGAATACATGCTGCCTTTTAAGCGGAACGGGTTGTCCGAAGTGTGGAGGCACAAAGAAAATGACTACTGAAGAATTTATAGAGCAAGCAAACCTTGTACATCACAATTATTTTACGTACGACAAGGTTGAGTATGTAAATAATTTCACAAAGGTTATCATTACTTGTCCAATACATGGAGACTTCGAACAAAAACCAAACGTTCACTTGGAAGGGCATACTTGCCCACAATGCCGTAAAGAAGGAATTAAGCACGAGATAACATTGCGCGAACAAGTGAACGCTTCAACAAAGAAACTCACTCAAGAAGATTTCATAAGAAGGGCAACAAAGTTGTTCCCCAATTATGACTTCTCGAAATCTCTCTATGTGAAAAGTGGAATTAAAATCATTGTTACTTGTAAGGAGCATGGTGATTTTGAAATAACGCCTAATCACTTGTTTGGAAATCGTGGATGTCCATATTGTTCAAAGAACAAGAAGATGAACACAGAGGATTTTATCAAGAAATACAGAGAACGCTTCCCTTTGTCCACACTCGATTTCAGTGAAAGCGAATATAGAGGAACACATGTACCAATTAAGGTAAAATGCCACGAGCATGAGAAAGTGGAAGAATTTTGGAATGAACCTTCGAATCTTTTGAGTGGACAAGGATGCCCATTTTGTTCAAAAAGTAAACTCGAAAACGAAGTATCTACATTATTGTACAAAAACAATATTGAATACGTTGAACAAAAGAAATTTGATTGGCTTGGAATGAAGCGGCTTGACTTCTATTTGCCGCAGAAGAACATAGCCATTGAATGCCAAGGAGAACAGCACTTTAAGGAGTACGAGTTTTTCGGAGGGAAGGAAGCTTTCGAAAAGCAGTTGGAACGCGATGCGGAAAAGAAAAGGCTCTGCGAGGAGAACAACATCAAACTTCTCTATTTCACACACGTAGATGTGAATGATGAAGAAATGATAAAAGATACGGACACTCTTTTAAGCAAAATTAACGAATGAAAACTTGCTATCCAAAAGCCTTTTTCGTATCTTTGCAATATAAGAACAATGTAAAAATGAACAATCATGCCACTGAAAGTTGAAAACAAAGGAAAAATTGACGATTATGTGTACGACATATCACTAGATGGGAGTGTCGTGAACGCTCTTGGGAGGAACAATTTTTGCAATACAGATGGATTCAACATGAAAATGCCGTCCGACGACAAATTTCGTTACACTGACGCCCATCCATACATCGGTCTGGGCTTGGGTCGCAACACGGTGAAGGGCAAGGAGTACACGAAGGTTGAGGCTGATGTGGCGGAGTTCGAGGACATGTTCATGAATAGTGCGTACAATGGGGGAATAAATAAAATGGGATTAGGTATTGATGAGTACTGTCCAGCCACCATTAATTTCTCCCGTAAGAACTACGCTGACCGTCTTGAGAACGGCAAGACGAAGCTTGTGGGTAACACCATCAAGTCCCGTCGCATGTCCTCTTACATTGAGAAGTTTCTTGACAGTGGCGTGAATCTTCTCCTCAACGGTGACGGTCACTCGTTCCTTGAGAATTATTATGCGTACATTGACAAGATTTTCAATTATCAGATTCCTCTTCGTGACATTGCCTCCAAGGGCAAGATTAAGAAGAGTGTGGAGGATTACATCAAGGACTGTTCGACGTTGACGAAGAGTGGCAGCAAGAAATCCCGTCAAGCTTGGTATGAGCTTGTCATCAATGCCAAGATGAAGGTTGACCTCAACGATACCATTTATTATGTGAATGTGGGCAAGAAGAAGTCGGAGAGTGACGTGAAGCGTGTGACCCATGTGTTTGTGAGGGTTGACGGTGAGGAGATGGAGTTGAACAAGGATTCGAAGAAGCTGATATTCGAGAAGGAATACGGAAAGGGTTACAAGCTCAAGGACATTGGCAAGGAGAATGTGGACAAGACGTTGGAGAAGTACACGGTGAGGACGGAGGATGAGATTCTATTGAATTGCAAGATGGTTCCGAGTGAGATTGTGGATGCGGAGGAGGACATCATGTGTACGGATGAGATTGAGTACAATGTGGAGAAGTACATTGAGCAGTTCAACAACCGAATCAAGCCATTGTTGGTATGTTTCTCGCTTGACATTCGGGACAAGATTATGATTAAGGACCCGAATGAGAGGCCGTACTTCACGGAGGAGCAGTGTAGGCTGACGAGTGGTTTCCCGTACAAGGCGGAGGACCAAGACACGTATGAGCAGTTGATGACGCCAGAGAGGAAGGAGATGGATTTTTGGGACAGTGTGCATGAGGTTCCTCCCTTTGTGAAGGAGTGTGGGATTGATTGGGATAGGATGATGGAGGAATACCACGAGACCAAGAGGAAGGAGCAAGACGAGTTGTTCCAAGAGGAGAACGAGAAGTACTTGAAGGCGATTAACTCGCTTACCATGGAGGACATTGAAAAGTTCGAGGAGGAGGGAAAGTTGCCGAGCAAGATTTCCGACATCGTGAAGTTAGACTCTGACTTGAAGTTCAGATTCTTGAAGATTCCTTCCATGACTCCAAGCACGGGAGGCTACATTTTCTCTGACTTTATCATCCCAGACTTGTCAGAGGAGAAGTATGAAATTATGGAAGAAGCTGCAACTGCTTCTTCTGCTATATGAGACCATGTTTTCATTAGATAAATTTAATATAGTTAAGCCCACCTTCGTTGTGATAACGAGGATGGGCTTTTTCATTGTTACTTTTTTATATAGTCTCTTGGAGAGAAGCTTTTTGATTTGTTATTCAATACGCTTTGTATGTTGGTGGAATATTTGCTTTTTTCTTCCTTACCAAGGTCTTCGATTAAGGTCAGCGTTCCGTCTTCGTTTTTCTTGTAGGTTTTGAGGGCTTCGTAGTCTATTTGGTATTTTTCACCTCGTACTCCCGTGCTGTCCTTACCAACGGAAACCTCATATTTGCTACTTTCTCGGAATCCGAAGCCGTAGTCGAACTTCAAAGTGGACGCTTGCTTTACATATGGATATTCATTGGAGACTACGTACAATGTTTTCATTTCGTCGTCTCCTTGCAAGAATACAATATCAATTCCTACCTTATCGTAGCCTCTCAAACTCTTTGACAGCAGTTCGCCATCCTTTGTGTATAGGTCAATGTCCGTGGTTGAATTGTAGCAGAAGTAGGCGAACTTTCCGCAATTGTCAATTGACATGAATAGTTTGTCGCCGAAGAATCTGTTCTGCTTCAATGAGTAGAGGCCGAATGTTTTTCCGTTGAAAACAATCACGTTGAGATTATAAAAGAATCTCACTTCCTTGTACCAATCCTTGAACACGTAGGTTCCGTCATTTCTTAGGATGTTTTTCTTATCTCCCTTTTGGACGATGAATCCGTAGTTTTTCTTCCAATCGCATACCTTGTCGAAAACTTCATTGATAAAAAGTTTTTGGGTACTCCAATCCATGATGACGTATTTGTCAATGTTCAAGTCGTCATAGAGGTTTCCGTATCTTGATGAAATTGCCACATAGTGGATGTCAACGGCTCCCTCCTCATCGTCGTAATAATTGCCTTTCCCTCCATTCAATTGGGTGTAGAAGGCTTCCAAGTTTCTATCTCTTAAAAAGTTTTCGTCATCAAAAAGGGTATCCTTTGTGTCTTCGAATATTTCATCCGAGAGTTTGGCTTCCTTTGACTTCACTTCCTCTTGCGTGTAAGGTGGCATCACCTCATAGACATTCTTTCCGATGACCTTTGAAAGTTCTATGGGTGACATGATGGCGTCATTTCCCTTGTTGTCGTGGTTCCATCTGCAAGTTACCGTGTTGACGGCTCCGTCGGGTTCGATGGATACCGCAATCATGGATAGTCCGTATTCATCCAAAGGGCATCCGTTGCCTTTAGTTTTCGGAACGTCTTCGAATCCGTCCTTCAAACAGAAATAGAACCTTCCAAGTCCACCGTGCGTATAGTTGTTGTACATGTCGGAATCGTAAGTGACGCACCAAGTGGTGTAGTCGGAATATTCGCTTGCATCTTCATACGAGTCGATGTTTACAATCTTGTACGCATTGGTGTCTTGTATGTTTGCTTGTTGCACTTCAGCCTTTTGTATATCAAGGTCTTGTCTTGCCATGGACGAGAATTTCTTGACCAATTCATCGCAGTGCATTCCATTGAGGTTTTGGTCATATTCATTGACGTGGGCATTGCTAGCGACGAGTCTCAGCGTTCTGTTCAAATCCATCATCGCATCTCCGTCAGTTAGTTCCTTGTCAAGGTACATTCTTGTCACGCCGAGCAAGAACTTGCACTTTGCGCTACGTACGTTCGGAATGCTTGTCTTTACCGCTCCGATGAGTTCCATGGCTTTCTTTTCATTGTACCCCAACCTATCGTACAAGTAGTGCTTGGCAGCTGTCATGTTCCTTGTCTCCGTTCCCTCTGTGAGCACGTTCCTTCTTAAGAATGACTCTATGGATTCTGCCACGATTCTTTTTAATGCGTTATTCTTCATCATACAAGTCATTGGATTGTAATTAGCAATTTTTCCCTTATGGGCATTTTAAGGTCTCCGCTCGGATAGGTGGTTGATTCGCTTTTCAAGTTTCCGTTGAAATGGATGTTGAATGTCCCTTCGTACACGCCTTGTTCCTTGGTGTCCCTTTTCTTCCAATCGTAGCAGATGACATATTCGATGACGCATCCATCCCCTTCCTTTTTCTTGATATAGCAAGGGGCGTTGGCAATCTTCGTGACATTGGTGTCCACGTTTGTCATGGTGAATGTAATCTCGCTGTCTTGGATTGCGTCAAAGAACTTGTTGAAATCCGACCTCCCGTCGTAGATGAGTTCCATCCTCAAGGTGGGAAGCACGGAATCCTTGTTTATGATGAAGTTTTGCATGCGTTTAAACTCTTGATACTAACTCTTTTGCTATAAATATTTCATTCAACGCTTTCAAAACCGTATTTATCCGCCATTGCGTCAAAAATCTCATTATAAGGGGTCCCGAACTTGAAGACAAGCCGTCCTTCCTTGGGATATTCCTCCAAGAAGTCGATATTTTGGAAGGCGAGAGCGGTGCATCCGTCCACGCAGTTCTGCATGTTCATGCACAAGTTTTCTTGGATGCAAGTGAGAAGGATGTCGGTCTTGATGGTTTTCCTCAACTTGAAGTTCTTGGGCGGTTTCATGTTGCAAAGTGCGCATGCGGTCTGCATGTCATCCTTATACCCGTCTTTCAGTCTGTCGGAGAAGTAAAGGTTATATTCGATGAGTTCCTCGGCGTCTGTCCCAAGTTTGTCAATGTATATCAGATAAAGTTCTTCCTCTTCCATGTCTCTTTTTATCCATTATGATTATAATTCAAGGGAAAGTCCCAATTCTTGCAGTTTTCTTACTACTTCGTCCAATGTTTCTCCATAGTCGAATTTCACGATGAACTTGTTGTAGTCAGTATATGCGAAAGCCACCGACACGCACAAGTCAAAGCAATCTTGCATGGAGAAGCAGCAAGATTCTTGGATAAGTGAGAAATCGATGTTCGTCTTCAACGTGCGTATCGAGGAGATGCATTTGTCGTAAGGGATGAGATGGTTGACCATTCCGCAAGGTTTCACGTCAAAGTCATCCCCCCACACGTCGTCAATTTCCGTGGAGAACATGAACTCGTACTTGTAGTTGCCATCCTCCTCTTGTCCCACTCTGTTGATAAAGCAAAGTCTTTCTTCTTCCATGCGTTTTTATTTGTTCTTTTCGTCCACGATGACGGAATCGATGATTGCGTTCTTGATTTCAAGGATTTCAAAGATTCTGTCCATGTAGGTGTTGTTGAATTTTTGGTAATATATCTTGCAGTCCTTCGTCTGACCGATTCTCAAGATTCTGTATTCCGCTTGTTGGTTGTCAGAAGGCAAGAATGAAACGGAGTTAAAGACAATTCTGCTCGCCACGGTAAGGTTAAGCCCCACGGATGCGGACTGTATGTTGCCTATGAACACCATGACATTCGGGTCATTGGTGAATGTGTCAAGCGCCTTGTCCTTTCTCTTGGACGTAATCTTACCGTTGTGGAATACACACTTATCTCCGTAGTAGTCTCTCAGCGAATACAGTTCCTCATCGAAGCTACAGAAGATGATTACCTTGTTTCCCTCCTCGATTTCCTTGTTTACAAGCTCGATTGTTCTTGGGACCATCAACTTGGAGGTTTCTTGCCTCAACACGGAACCTTCTATGAGTTGCTTGTTGTCAACGAGCTTCTTCACATCCTCTGTCTCATGCTCGGACACATACTTGTCCCACAATTCGTCGTACAATTTCCTCTCCTCTTGGCTCAAGTCGTAGTCAATGACCACAGTTTCTTTGGAAAAATGCTCGTAAATCTCCTCATTGAGGTCACGGAGGTACAGATGCTTGATTCTTTCCCTCAGTTCATCGAGGTTTGAAGAGCCGCTTGTAATCCAAATCTTCTTGCAGTTCTTGTCAAGGTAAGCATCAAGCTCTTTTTTCTCATCGTATGTCAAGTCATACCAAGAATTCTTTCCTTTTCTCTTGATAAAACCGTATGAAAGCTTGTCTCGTTCAGATTTTACGTATATTTGCTTTCCGTCGCAGTAATTCTTTACATACGATTGCCAATCCTTTGTGATGGGAGCGTCGATGAGCTTGAGAATGTGATACAGATTCATCGGGTTGTTGGTAATCATGGTTCCCGTCAGCTCGTAAACCCCTCTCGGACGGCTTCTGTCAAGCAAATCGGAGATGATTTTGTACCTTCCGCTCTTATTATTGCTCAATCTGTGTGCCTCGTCAATGATGATAAGGTCGAACTTGGATTGGTAGAGCTGTGAATTCATCATTGCTTCGGAAATCACCACATTTTTCTTAGAGACAACCTCCTTTTCCACGTATCTGTATCTGATTTTCCCGTAATCGTCCACGTACTTCTCCCTCCTTTTCACGACTTCTGTGGGAATTTCATAGAAATTGTCAAGAATGTCGTAATTTATGATGGTGAATCTCGATTCCTTCCATTTGGAACCCTCCACGATGGTAATGTCATCCTTGTCGACGAATCTGTTCACCTCCTTGAACCAATTTGTCTTCACGGAGGCTGGGCAAATGACCAATATCTTCTCGAATCCGTCCTCCAATGCCGCAACAATGGCCGTCGCTGTCTTTCCTCCTCCCATTTGGTGGGCAAGGATGGCCTTTTTTCTCGTCACAAGGAACTTCACGCCCATTTCTTGCTGAGGTTTCAGCGTGAAACCCTCCTTGTTGTACTTGGAGAAGTCAACTTCCCTCTTTTGGAAGTCCTCAAGGAACAGAGGGTTCAGAATGGCGCTTTTCGGGATGAAAAGGAGAACAAGCTTCTCTTGCGACTGTCTGTACCTTACATACATGTGGTAGCAATTCTCGGTTTCGCCCAAGTAATAGCCAATTTTCACCTTTTTCGGCGTGAATTCAAGCTTGAACTTCTCTCGCATCAACTCTCCGTACCAACTCGCGACGGATACAACCTTCCCAAGGAATTGGGGAACCAACGAATGGTTACGGATGACGTAATCCACTTGCATGTCGGTCAATGTATTCGTCTTTTTTACAAATACAGCCTCTTTCAGCCACAAAAGGTAAGTATTAAAACCGCTATAATTCTTAAGCAGCGCTGACGCCTTGTTTAAATCTCCAATAGTCATCTTAAATCAAATTTACATAGTATTACTTTGCAAATATATACAAAATTATTGGAAAAACAACTATTTATAGTTATAAATTTGCTTGGAAGTTAACATTTAGCCATGAAAATCAAAATTAGCGAGAGTCAAGAACACATCATACGCTCACTGCTTCACGAAGCCATGAGTGAGGAATTCTCTTACCAAGAGTTGAAGAATATCACTTCGTTACGTGGAAGATTGGATTATTGTAAGAGATATTTAGGCGCCCCGATTGGCAGAGGAGATGGACGTATTGTATTTCAAATTGATGACGAGAAAGTGTTGAAACTTGCGTTAAATAGATTCGGATTGGCGCAGAATGAACACGAATGCAATTGGGGATTGCAAAGATGGGACGTAACACCAACACTATACAAAGAGACAGACGGGAAAGATTATTGGTGGCTTGTGTCGGAATATGTACTTCCAGCCACGGAAGAGGATTTTCAAGAATGTTTCGGATTTGATTTCAAGACTTTCGTTAAATTCATCTACTCGTCAGCTTCAGGTAATCAATACAAAGATGTTTCCAAAAGATGGAAAGAATATGGACTTACGCTAAGCGATGAAGAATATCAGAATATACTTGAAAACAATGAGAATGCCCAGTTATTCGATGAATTCGTTCGTGACTACAATCCATATTTGCGCGATATACTTTCTATAAGGCAATATGGCATTACGAACAGAAGCGGAGAACCTCAAATTGTTTTGCTTGATTATGGCTTGGATGAGAAGATATCTAAGAAATTCTGTCATTTCGAGCAAGTAAACCATGAAAAACAACTTACGGAAAGCATCCGAATCCATAAAGGCGAAAAGGGGAAAACGATGAGCACGCAAGGACGATGGAAAGACTCAGTAGACTGTCCTCATTGCAAAGAATCAAAGGCGTTTTTCACCATGTCAATTAGTGACGGCAACAAAGGAAGAGGGAGAATCAAGATAACGGACGAGGATGGCAATGAGAAGGATACGGAAGTGCAGACAATAGCTTTGTACTACTGTCCCAAGTGTATGAAATTCTCAGCACTGAATAACATGGCATAAGGAAGGTATTGAGATGGCTAATTTGGAATTCAACACAAACAAGATACGCAAGGTTCCCATCAATAGGAACAACCTTTTCTACTCCGAGAAGGATTTCCAATACGAGACGGAGATTGGAAGGAACTACTTGGAGCAAGACGTCAACCAAACGGTCATTTTGTACGAGGTTGACCTTGAGAAGACGAACCTTGACGACATTTACCATGAATCGAAGTCTGACAGCGTTGTGTTCAAGACTCCGATTGAACTTCATGTGATTTATACCGTGGAAAAGGGCGAGCTAGCATCCTACGAGAAGTCCAAAAACCTCGGAACGTATGTGAAGAGCGGAAAGCTTACCTTCGGCGTCTATCAGTTTACGTTGGACGAGCTTGGGGCCGACATCAAGATTGGGGATTACATCGGGGTGCAAGTGACTCCCACACACATGGAGTTCTATACGGTCGTGAATGACGGAAGGAACAACTTTGACAACGCGCATACCACATTCGGGTACAAGCCGTCTTACAGAAGTATCGAATGCGCCTATGTGAATCCTAATGAATTCAACGGATAAAAGAAAGGGAAAGGAAAAACATGCCATTAAGAATAAAACCTTCGGATTTGAAGCCATGCCAATACTTCACGAAACTGTTCAACAACGACTACGCGCGATTGGGCGTTCATGTGACGGACGAGGATGTGCATAATGTGTTGCAGAAGTTTGGTCTTGACAAATATATAAGCATCAATCATGGAGGTTCCATGTACTCCTTGCCGCTTGTAAACCGATTGAGGACGATGACGAAATCGCAAGACTTCGTCCGTGAATTAGTCAAGAGGAGCATGATGCACGATGAGGAAGACGAATACGTTCCGCAAGTTAGTACTTATGACTGTCAGCCACAATACAAGGATGGAGAGAATGACGAGGAGGAATATTCCAAGCACTTGATAGATATGTACCAATACGAATGTAAGAAAGTCAAGATAACAATAGAGCAATTCAACAGATTGAAGGGAATGATATGAAACAGCAACCGAAGCCATATATAAACGGAATGAAGATGCGCAACAAGGCTTATGGCTTGGAGCGTAGGAGGAACATGTCGAAGATGATTCTCGAACATGCTCCCAATTTTCCATTGTCCGTTGAGCTGAAGGACATTGACCAAGAGTTCCAAAATTGGGTGGAGAATGGCATTGATATATCGTATGACGGGAAGAAGCTGCCCACGTTCAAGCTGTTCAGCAACCAAAGAATCAATGAGTACGCTCAGAGTTGGCAGCATTTGGATGAGGCAAGCAACTTGCTGATGAACTTCAAGACAGTAACGAGGGAGAATAATCCGTTGCACGGTAATAACCAAGGGGGAAGTTACAATATTCCAGGGGAACGCTACTATCCAATGTTCATCGTCCCCGTCCTCGGAGAGAATGGACAACACCACTACGAGCAGTATTCCATGAAACAGCCCATGTGTGTCGATGTCATGTATTCCGTGTCCATCATTACCAACAAGTATGAGCTCATCAACACGATGAACCAACTCATGCTTGACAAGTTCAAGTCCATCGATTGCTACATAGCTCCTAATTACCATTTTATGCCGATGACCCTTGAGGATATATCGGATTCTTCCGAATACGGGATGGATGACAGAAAGTACTACTCACAAACCTTTAGAATTAAGATTAAGGCATACGTCATCAAGGAGTCTGACTACAAGGTGGAGGAACTCTGCTCAAGATTAAGGGTGAGGATGCTTGGAGTCAACAACAAGAAGAAGAAACCGACCATCAAGCTCATAGAGGACTATGTGGCCGATGAATGTTGCTTGAGGACGGAGGAAGACCCATTCGCCAACAAGGGACTTACATTGGAAGTCAACTTCCCGTCTTGTGAGAAGGAGACGAAGTTCGTGATTGACAATGACATGGTTATCGAGCAAGTGGAGACAAGCAATGTATATGACTTCATCGTATGGGTGAACGGGGAGAAGCAAGACTTTGAGAACGGGGTCACGCTGTACAATGAGGATGAAATCAGAATCGAGATATCCAAGGACGAGTATACGGAGGATTCAAGTGTTGTTTTCAGTGGATACGACCCGAATGTAAGAATTGACACGAGAATAGACACGGAATCAGCCTTGGATGAGGAAATAAGCGATGAGACCATCGTACATAATGCTTAAAGTTGGTTAAACGCTTGTGCAGTTCAATTCTTTTTCATAAATTTGCAAGAGTATAGATAATTATAACATATATCATATTATAGATGGAATCGAGAAAAGAACAAAGAAATACCGTCAAACTGACCACGGAGGACATTGGTAGGATAATCACCGAATCATTGTCCTTTGTGCTTGCGGAAGGTTATGAAGGAAGGGATTTGGTTGAGAAGTACCTTCAAAACGTACAGCAGAAATTGCAGAGAGCCTATCAATTCTATACGAGCAAGATTGGCTTCTCTCCAAGGACAGACGTGTCGAATTTTGCATACAACAAACAATACCTTGACAAGGTGAACAAAGTGTTTTCAAGTGTCATCAAGAACAATGACATTGATTTTGATGATTGGTTCAATGATAATTTGAGCTTGATTGAAGGAATGTCATATGATGCTCATTTCAAGCCGCTTGGAAACGATGATTACAACCTTCTTGTAAGGTTGTGCAAACAGTGTGACGCTTTGGCCAATGGTATTGATACGAATTATGGCAGCCCCAACCACGGTTCTATGAATACTGACACCGTGGCGACTGAACTTAAGTCGGCTTCATTAGACTTGAAGTACTTGATTCGCAGAATGCACGACAAAGATTTTTATTAACGTTAAGTCATGAAAATAATTAGGAACAATTTCTTTCCATTCGGAGGTTTCAAGGCAATCAATATCTTCGGAGTTCTGTTTTGCAAGAAGAAAGCCAAACTGTCAAAGACGCTGATTAACCATGAATCCATCCACACTGCGCAGATGAAAGAGCTGCTGTACTTGCCGTTCTATATAATTTATGTAGTAGAATGGCTCATCCGCTTTATTTGTATTAGGGATGCCCACTCAGCATATCGGAAGATTTCTTTCGAGGAGGAGGCTAATACGAATGAAAAAAACTTGGATTATCTAAAAGAAAGGAAGCATTTTGCGATGTGGAGAAGTGGTTCCAATAATTAGATTTGCAATACTATGTCAATAGAAAATAAGAAATTATCAATTAAAGAAGATAAGGCTTTTGACGTTCTAGAACATTGTTGGAACGTTAAAATTCCACGAGAAGAGTTTGAGTTTGACAAATTTGAAGCTCATATAGATTTGAATAGCATTATGGATAAATTGTTTGATTTACGACGGATGCTTAGTGAGACTGTTGAGTTAGATTTGCCAAAACTTAATATCACAGACGAAGAGAAAAGGATATGTTCCGCGGAGTTTAATACTCAGCTAAATAAGAACTTGTTCGGTTCTTATAATGGACTTTATGACTTTTTTAATGATTTGATAAACCTTTTTTATAATTTCGACTTTGAGTTTGGATATTGCGATTTACTTAGATATAAGCGTGACTTAGAAGCTCTAATAAACTTTCTTAGCCCAATAGAAAATTTGATTCTTCTTAGAAGAACGCATACCAAAACGGAATCGTTTTCGCCAATACTAGAAAAAATCAAGGATATTGATAAAGATATAACCAAAACTTTAGAGAAGCATTGGCATATCGTTTCAGCAGTATCAAAATAAGATAATTACGTTACTTTAACTTTATTTATTTGGGTAGCTCAATTTTTTTTTCCTATCTTTGCATTCAGAAACAATTAGAACAGCAAAGATATATGGAAGGAGAATTGGTTAAGACATTATTCGACGAGTTTTTCGGGCCCGTGCAACTTATTGACACGGATACCGATATTTCTGAAATACAAAAAGAAATGATGGATGGAAAGGACATGAGAATTGTAAGCGCTTCCGAGTGGCTGAAGTACCCTTGGGATACGGTTCGCATGTTCTTGCACTACAGTTGTACGTATGTTGTACCAACGGAGGAATTGATTGACTTCCTTGATAAGGAGATTGGGGACAATTCTGCCATAGAGATATGTTGTGGAAACGGTTTTATTGGCCGAGAGCTTAACATACCTATTACAGACAGCTGCCAACAGAGGGATGATAAGGAAACCGTGTTATATTATAAGTTGCACGGGCAGCCTACCATCAAGTATCCGAAGGACGTCATCAAGATGGAGGCGTTGGAGGCAGTGAAGCACTTCCGACCACATACGGTACTCGGCTGCTACGCCACACATAAGTACAGCTATGTGACCAATGACGGGAATGACCATGGAGTGGAGTTTGTCAAGTTATTGAAGAGAGTGAAGAAGCTGATTTTAGTAGGGAATCTTGCCATTCACAAGAATAATCCAATCATGAAGCTTCCGCACAAGGAGATTTTGTTGGAGGGATTGATTACGAGAGCGGAAGACCCAATGACCAACAGAATCTTCATTTGGGAGAACTGAACCATAAGAAAAGAGATAATAAAGAAATGCAATTCTGTTCATAAGTAAATGAATGCCAAACTCCAATCGTTGTGATAACGGTTGGAGTTTTTTTGCCTCGTAATTACGGCAAAATAATTTACTCTGTGATTTCACTTTCTGAAATATCAGTGATATTTATCAGTAAATAAGAATATTTTAAGATTAAATCATAGATAGAATATGGCTGATAATGCAAGAGGAATACATGTTTCCCCAGGTATCTACACCAAGGAAACCGACATTACATATGCCGTGAAGAGTCTTGGCATCACGACTCTTGGCTTGGTCGGTGAGACGCAGAAAGGTCCTGCATTCCAACCGATGCTCATCGAGAATTGGAAGGAGTTCAAGTCTACCTTCGGTGGAACAAGCACGGAGAAATTCCAAGGTAGCCAATATCCGAAGTACGAGCTTCCTTATGTGGCTAAATCATACTTGTCTGAGTCAAACCAACTGCAAGTTTGTAGGGTATTGGGATTGAGCGGCTATAACGCTGGCCCTGCTTGGGTCATCAAGGCCGTCCTCAAGGGTTCCACTCAGTTCGTACCCGTTGCCGTCCTTCGTTCTCGCGGACATTACGAGAAGTATCACAAGTACGCCACCACAACGGGCACTTGCGACTGCCTTTCAGAGTCTTACGACACCTTGTTCTACACCGTGGGCGAGGTTTCTGCAAGCACATCGAACTTCTGCAAGGCTCCCAAACTGTACAACATGGACGCCGTCAAGCTGACCGCATACACGGAATACGCTTCTGACGGTTCTGAGTGCGCTGGCTATAAGGCCTCTGGAACGACCCTTACCTTCAACGTCACCTCCACCAACTACGGACAGTTCAAAATCATCGGCATCAAGGGCGAGCACGCCAAAGGCACTAAGCCTTCAAGCGGTGATACGGGCTATTTCGAATATCCCGTCTCCTTAAATCCATCCGCAAAGGATTACATCCTCAAGGTCTTGGGAACCTCTCCTTCCGACGGAGACGCTCCACTTTACGTGGAGTCCTTGTATGACGTTGTCCTTCAACAGCTCGTGCTTGAGGGCAAGGTGGAGGAAATCAGTTCCGAACTTGAGGCTTACGACGTATACCACGTTTCTGACTTCAACTCGCTTGAGTCAGTTAATGGCATCATCGAGAAGCAAGAGGAATCCTTGACGAAGAAGGATGTTGGCAAACGTTTCTTGGCTGACGCATCCGCCGTTACGAACAAGATTCACAGCCATGAGTACAAGAACGGAAAACCCGTCTTCATCACTGTGGAGGAAAGTGGTTCTACGGTCGAGAGTCCGAAGGTCGTTGAGGTTGGACAGATTTATACTGTCGCCCAATACACAACCGAAAGCGGAAAGAGGAAGTATTACTACAAGTTCGTCACTGACGAAAATGACAAGTTGATTGACGGTTCCAAGTTTACGGGTTCCACAATCTCCACCATCGACTATACTGACAAGGGGCGCGTGCTTGTATTAAACAATACTGACAACCGCTATTATAGGCTGTATGGCACGGATGTAACCCCCGTCACTTGCGACATGAACAACTACCGTGACACCTACCGTTATGCATCAACACCTTGGATTGTATCCAACGTGAAGGGTGACGCCACGAAGATTGAGTTGAACAAGCTGTTCAGATTCCACACCATCTCGGATGGTAATATGGCCAACCAAGAGATTAAGATTTCGATTCAGAACATCAAGACGGATGATGGAACGTTTGAGGTTGCGGTACGTGACATCAACGATACGGACTCAAGTCCCGTGTACTTGGAAAGGTTCACGAAGTGTACGCTGACGCCTGGAGATTCGACGTACGTCGCATACAAAATCGGTTCCTTCGACGGCGTATACGAGTCCAAGTCGAAGTACATCACCGTAGAGGTGAACGAGAGCACTTCCGCTCAGAATTCTTCTCCTAGCGGTTTCTTGGGATATCCCCTTTCTCAGTTCGCAGGCGTTGAGGTTCTATCCGCAGACAACCACTCAGACATGACCCAACCCGTCCTCAAGTACAACCTTGACTACGACGAGGATGTCAAGAACCGCAAGCAGTACTTCGGCCTTTCCGACCGTGTCGGCGTGGACATTGACATGTTTACCTACAAGGGCCATGCGGCTTATGGCGAAGAACCCGAATTCTTGACCCAAGGATTCCACTTGGATTCTCGTCTTGACCTCTCCTCATACGACAAGGCTCCCAAACTGACTGTTGACGGTGAGGAAGGATACACCTTCGATTCCGTTTCAACTCAGAACCGTACCTTGACTCTTGACAATTCGCCAATCATCGGTACTGAGAATGAAATGATTGGAAGCATCTACGAATACGTGGATTTGAGAAAGTTCACCGTGTACTTCTACGGAGGTTTCGACGGTTGGGACGAGTACAGAGATTATCGAAGCAACACGGACGACTTCAAGCTGAGCAAGTACAGAGGCCAATATAACGAGGAGAACGGAGAGGGACTGTCATTCAACGCAATCGATGATTATGAGCCGCTGAAGCTGAACCAAAAGGGACTGACTTCGGATTGGTATGCATACTTGTCGGGTATTAGGCAGTTTGCGAACCCAGAGGAAGTGGACATCAATGTCTTCGCTACCCCAGGCATCGACATCATCAACAACCAACTCCTCGTCGAGGAAGCCATCGAAATGATTGAAGAGGAACGTGCCGACTCCATCTACGTCGTCACCTTGCCCGACAAACCTTTCGGAGCCGCTGACTATGTGGACGAGATGTACACCGCTGACGATGTTGTATACGCCCTTGAGGATACAGAAATCGACTCGAACTACACGTGTACGTACTATCCTTGGGTGAAGTACGAGGATACGGATAATAACCAATATATCTATCTGCCTCCTACGAAGGATGTGGTTAGGAATATGGCGATAACGGACAATACGGCTTATCCGTGGTTCGCTCCTGCAGGTATCACCCGTGGCGACGTCACTTGCGCTCGCGCTCACGTCGTAACCAAGCTCGCCGATGAGGACGTCCTCTATGAAGGCCGAATCAATCCCATCAAGACCTTCGCTTCCGACGGAGTCAAGATTTGGGGACAAAAGAATCTTCAAGTGGCAGACTCGCAGCTCAACAGAATCAACGTAAGGCGACTCTTGCTGAGACTGAGGAAACTCATCGCCATCTCTTGCCTCGGACTCATCTTCGAGCAGAATGACGCGACCACGAAGAACAAGTTCTTGAGCACCGTCACTCCGATACTTGATAACATCAAGGCCAATAGGGGAATCACGGACTATAGGATTGAAATTGAAGATTCGTTGGAAGCCCGTGAAAGACACGAAATGAATGTCTCGTTATTTATAAAGCCATCGCAAGTGCTTGAGTATCTGACAATTGACTTCATTGTAACGCCAGAAGGCGTTTCATTTGATGATATCTAATCTGATTCTCAGATTGTATGATTCTCAATAAAAAGAGGGAGGATGTTGTAAGTCCTCCCTCTCTTTTTTACTTATGTAAATGGAAAATCATGCGGATTGTATATAATAAACTCCGTCAATTTCAAGAACGTCTATTTCTCCATATTCACCACTATTAATGGTTAAAGTGTCATAACCGATGCATACGTAATGCTCATCATCTGTAGGGAAATTAATTGTTAATGTCTTGATATTAAAATCATAATCATAATCTTTTGCTTTTAAAATAATATGAACTCTTTTAAGAGGAAGCGACTCTATTTTGAAATTTATAGTCCCTTCCAAGTCTGTAACCAAAAACACCTCTTCATCTTTTTGACTAATAGTAAGTGACGAAGTCGTTGCAGTAGTTGTTGGTATTGGAGGCATGTCAACGTAATTCCCGTCTGATGATTTATACAAGGCCTTTTTATTGTCTTTGTCAATAAAAAGATTAGGCAATTTCGCTACAACTTGCTTATCAGATTCAGAGCCAACGTGCACGTCCTCTTTAAAGGTAACAATTTCGTTGTCTGAATTTTTAATCGATAGACATTCAACATCTTTTGAATAGTTGATAGCCAATTCTCCATAAGTGATGTCTTTTGTTGTTGGTAGTTTTGGCGAGCCATCACTCAATAATACATTGCTTCTTTTGTGAAGAACTTTTTGCATTTTATTTTATAAAAAAAAGTAATAACTTAAGTTACAATGAATTCATTTCATTGTAAAACAAGAGTAATGATACAATATCATTGTGGACATTCAAACGAATGCTTATTCATCTTCGTTTTCAATTTCTTCATCGGGTTCTTCTTCAATTTCGGGGTTATCATTATATACCAAAAATGTTATTTCAGCATTTGGAAACCATATCTTTAACGTTTCTTCCAAATCAGAATTACATTCATCAACTGTTAATTCAGTAACGGACGTATTTGGCAAAGACGTACTGCTAGACGTTTCGCCGAAATAAATGCCATGAAAGTCCCCATAAATAGTCAATTTAGAAATATTTTTATATGTACCATATGAACTCGGTTTAAATGCGTTAACAAAAGAACAAGTGCCATCAAATTGCACATTAAAATCCTCAAATATTAGCTTAGTGTCATTCCATGTTTTAAATGATTCAAACATAGAATCTGCATTTTTTACTGATAACATATTATAGCTCAAATCAATAGTATCAATCCCATTGGGCAACAAGAAGTAAGAATTATAGAACATATAAGACATATCTTCCACACAATCAGTACCTAAATTAGAAATACCTTCAAACCGATAATATGCGGAATCGTCCTTAATCATATAAGGAAGTTCAGAAAACATATATGACATATCTGTAGCTTGACATGTGTTAATATTATTTAATTCAAAAGTAGAACTTGTACCCATAAACATATAAGACATGTTTTTTGCCATCATAAAAGAATTTTCTTGGAAAGAAAATTTAGTGTAAGCCCTGAAGTAAGCAAACATACCCAAAGCATTGTCTACATGTTGAAGACAACTTTTTTCAAAGCTGATTTTTTTATCACTTGTTGTACCGCTTAATAAGAAACACTGTAAATCTTCAGCATTGTCTAAATTATAGTAAGATATAATTGCATTGGTGATTTTTGAATCAAAAAATGTATATCGGAAACTTTTTATGCTAGAAGTATCGAAATTAGTTATATTAGTTATGTTGAACACCTTTTTATGGGCGCATTGACTATTAAGATTATTAATTTTCTTCATATCAAAATTTGAATAATCTACGCCGTAATATATGGAGCCATTGTTAAGCATAAAATGAAGACCTTTTGATTGCCTTCTTATACAGATTTTTATTTCATTAGAATCCTCATTTGATAAAGTGATTGATGACGTAGGAGAATATACCTTTCCATCATAAACAATCGCTGCTATGCATCCTAAAAACGATGTTGACCCACTATTATATCCAATTTCAAAAGTGCTTCCGCTAGTTGCTCCACTTGTCGTGAATAGGATATAATTATCCAAATATCTTCTTGTTAGTCTTCTTCTTAGCATTTGCCAGTTTAGTTATGTACTAATTATTAGTACATAACTTGTGAAAACAGTGTTATAATGAAGATTTTTTTTGCTATATTTAACATTGCGGATTTGCATATTTTTCTTTTACTGTTTATATTTGCAAAGTGAAACAATAAAATATATGTGGTATTGAATTTAGTTATTATAAAAAGCCGAAAGACTTAATGGTTTATACATTCATAGAAGGTAAAGCCAAGGTGGAAAGAAAAGAGGAACCTCGGTTTAATGTCATTGACACGAATAACAAGTTGATTTCCGAATCATGGTTTGAGGACATTGAGGTGTGGCATAATGGTTCAATCAAGGTCAAACGTGATGGTAAATGGAATTATATTGCAAAAGATGGAAGTTTTGTTTTTGACACTTGGTATGATGAGCTTGAGGAGGTACAATATGGGTATTTTTCAGCCAAGGATTCAGATAGTGGAAGAGAATATCTTATTGATGATAAAGGAAATATAGTTTTTGGAGAAAAGTTTCTTAGCGTTCTTCCGTTTGACGACGAAGGCTATGCTATTGTAAGGACCGAACAAGGATATAACTTTGCCAACAAGGAAGGCGAATTGGTTAGTGATGAGTTCTTTGACGAAGTTGAAGAATATGACTTCGAGTGGAGAGAAGTGGCGAAGGTTATGAGAAACAAGAAATATAACTTAATCGATAGAAAAGGAAATATTCTGAGTGATATTTGGTTTGATTGGATGGAGGAAGGCTATGCTGAGGGATATTTGGTGGTTAAGCGTGACGGGAAGTACAATTTCTTGGATAAGGAAGCGAAGCTGCTTTCTGATATTTGGTTTGACTATGCCATTGATTTCCATGAGAACTGCACCTTTGTGAAGTTGGACGGGAAGTGGAATATACTGACGTTATACGGGCAGTTCCTTTACGAGGAGTGGATTGAGGATAAGAGTAAAGCGGATGAACTTGTCCGAGATTTTAGAGCTTGCAACTGTTTTCATAAACCTTTTGAACATTGGGAGGAATAAGTTTTCCGTTCAGCTAATATTTTATCATCTTTGTATTCTATTTTCCATTTCTTCCTATATTTATATAATGGCGAGGATATTAGAAGACTTGCTCATTACCCTATATGAAGAAGAAACAATCTTATATACAAGAGATGTTGGCTGATTTGGACAAGTGCACCAAATTGCTGAAGGAAAGTTATGTTTTTGACGAGGGAGAAGTTCCCACCGAGTACGATGACGAGCCTCCTTATGAAGGCGAGGAAGGCCCCGACTATGCGGAACAAGAGATTGGCGGCTCTGAGGTTGACGACAAGATTGCCCAAATAAGGAAGCTTGCCCTTGACGGCATCCAAGAGTTCGCTGAGGACGTGGATTCCGAGGAATACATCTTTTACAAGAAGGTGTGGATGGAATGCGATAAGTTATACACAGAACGCAACGAACAGCAGAACGGTGGACAGAATATGAAGCAAAATGCTTAATCTTTGTTAAAAGATAATTGATAATTTTGCAGATACAGAAAGAAATCATATCTTTGCACACATAAGAAAGTCTTTTAACTAACAAAGAACTTGTCGAGAGATAAGTTTCCGCTGCAGCGGCTACCGAGAGGCCATCTCGGAAAGTAATGCGCGTGGATGGTGGTCTTTTTCCATCTTTTGAAGCACGAATAAAAATGGCATTGGAGCACGGTGACGAGCGAAAACCAAGCATTAATCGCACCGTGCATGCCCTAGGAATTCGTCCTAGGGCTTTTTTATTTTATATTTTGCCTTTCCACAGTCCCAAATCCTCTCATATCCTAATTTTATTGCCATTTCCTTTTCGGACAGTGTGTATGGTAGGTTGTATCTGAACGATATGGTTTTCTTGTTCATCTTGTGCCTCGGAATCCTATGGGTTGGATTGGCGCTGTCAATGTAATAGTAGTCTTGTGGCACACATCCGCATCTTTGGAATCCGACACTTTCCAATACATTATTATATATGTTGAATCGGTTGTCTACGATGAATTCAACCTCTTCCGCATTTTCTTCAAGAAACAGCTTTAAAGCCATTGATTTTAGGATTTTATCCTCGTTTTTCGCAGAAATCTTGCAAAAATAGCGTTTTAATTCGTAATTTTGACAATTTAAACTTTTTCGCTTGAACAAAGAACAAGCGATGAGTTCATTGTGATGGTAGCATCCATAGCATACGGTACATGCGTGATAACCTTCAATCCAATTCTTGTCCATGAATTCTTTTGCAATGGATTTTTCAATGGTTTTTATCTCAAATCCGTCAATCTCTTCTTCTTCCTTGCTTATCGCTTTATTAATTACATTAAGCACTTGCTCCTTTTTCATAATGTATTCGTCCTCGAAGAACTGAAATAGGTTGATTCCTTTATCTTCCGCTTGTAAGAACTTGTTGATATGATACTGTTTGTCCTTGCCGAAACTCTCTGAATGCCATCTCAATCCATTGTACTCTATACCTACATGAATATAAGGCAGCAGTATGTCGATTTCTTTTCCGTCCAACAATCTTCTGTCGTTGTGGATGACATTATCCTTACCTACCTTATTAATAATGTATTCCAATATCTCCATCTCATTGGAAGATACCAATTTCCCACATGTCGGGCATCCGTGTCCTTGCAAATGGTCGTTGGGACGCTGTAAGAATGCCCCGTGTTTACCACAAACGATGATGACCTTGTCAAGAATGGACTTGTAATCCACGTTGGAATAGTCGTACTTATAGTTGTACAGCAGATTTGCCCTATGTATGAATGCGGACTTGTCCAACTTATGCTTCTCACTCCTTTTGCTGACCGCACACAAGGGACATCCTTGTCCATTTAAGTGTTTGGATGGTGTCTGTTGGAATTCTCCGTGCTCTTTGCATATAATGGTTGACTTCACATGCATCCCGTTGAACTCGAACTTGGGATAGTCGTACTCATCTCCATGAACCTTCTTAAACCGCTCGATTACTTCCTCACGTGAAAGAGTCCTACCGCTACACTTTGGACATCCTTGCCCTCTCAAATGGGCGGAAGGGAGCTGTCGGAACTCTCCGTGAAGAGGGCAGATAATTGTGACCTTCGTTCTGTCATTGACGTAGGACACTTTTGAATAATCGTATCTGTCTCCGTGCTTGGATTTCGCACGGAGAATGAATTCCTCAGTCGTTAGTTTCTTTGTGGAGGACATGTATAATGTAAGTTTTTTAACTGTAAATATCAGTGCCAAGAAGAAAGCTTAAAAAATGAGAGAGAAAGGGAGAAAAAACAAGAACGGAGCTATTTATCAGAAAATTGAACAAATACTAGTATTAGATATGTCTGATTTGCTGATTAAAATGCCGCTCAACTATGAGCCGCTTAGAAAAAACCGTTGGCTGTTCCGTTTTCCAGCCGACCTTGGCATCCAAGAATGGTGGCTTGACAGCGCATCTCGTCCTACCATCAACCAAAAGGAAACGGAAATCCCGTTCCTCAACACCTCGACTTGGGTCGTAGGACGATACACGTGGGATTCGATTCAGATTACACTGAGAGACCCCATCGGACCTTCCGCATCACAAGCCGTGATGGAGTGGATTCGACTGCACTCGGAAAGTGTAACGGGTAGGCAAGGGTATGCTGTCGGATACAAGCGTGACGTCGAACTCGAAATGCTTGACCCTACGGGCGTCGTCGTACAGAAATGGATTCTGAAGAACACGATGGCAACGGTGGCAAACTTCGGTGATTTGAACTACTCGGCTGATGACTTGGCGACCATTCAGATTACCTTGCGCTTCGACTATGCGATTCTCTGCTACTAATTTCATTTTTCATTACGTCATTTTTTTTAGCGGATTGGGGTTGCTATTTTTCCCCATTCCGCTATATTTTTTCTATATTATGAGCAAGAAAATCACACAAGAGGAGTTTCTACGCCGTTCCATTGATAGACATGGCAAGAAATATGACTACAGTAAGGCTGTTTATGAGGGAAAGGAAAGACTAATTACCATCATTTGCCCAAAACATGGAGAGTTTCGTCAGAGGGCAAGCAGTCATTGGTTGTACGGATGCGAAAAGTGCTCGTATGAGGAGCGTGGTGAGAAATGTAGGAAAAGTAAGGAGCAGTTTGTCATTGATTCAAGGAAAGTTCATGGGGACAAGTATGATTACACCAAGTTTGAGTATGTGAATGCACGGACAAAGGGAATCATTATATGCCCTACGCATGGGGAGTTCTTGATGACTCCGAATATGCATTTGACAAAGCGTGAAGGTTGTCCTTATTGCAAGCAGAGCAAGTTGGAATTGAAAGTTGCAAGGCTATTGAAAGAAAAAGGAGTGGAATTCGAGATGCAGAAACGCTTTGATTGGCTTGGAAAGATGTCACTTGACTTTTATCTCCCAAAATACAGTATGGCCATTGAGTGCCAAGGCAAACAGCACTTCGGTATTGGGAATTGGGGACGAGAAACAGAGTCAATACATGAAAGAGACATGAGAAAACGTGATTTATGCAATGAAAATGGTGTTAAAATGCTGTATTTCACAGATTTAAATGAAATTAAAGAAGATGAGTGTTATGTTGAAACACAATATGCGTTAACGGTTGAAGATTTATGGAGACTGATTCAGAATTGATTTACAAATGTCCGTATTGTGATAGGAGTTTCAATACATTCAATGGCCTTTCTAAACATATTGTGAGGTTCAAGGCGCATGGGGACATATCCAAGGAGAAGTTATTGACAGATTTGCTGTACAATGGGAAAAGGCCTACTTGCAAGTGTGGTTGTGGTGAATTTACGGATATAGAGTATAATAACGGAGCGCATTTCGCCGACTTCATACGAGGACACGCAGCGAGGATAAACAATAATTGGGGGCATAATGAAAGAGCTAAGGAGAAATCCGCCGAGACGAGGAGAAGGCAGTACAGAAATGGCGAGCGCATACAGTGGAATAAAGGCTTAAAATGGAGCGAATGTTATTCAGATGAACAATCCGCCATACTGAGAGAAAAACTGTCTCAGAAAGCCTTAAAACGGCTTGAAACAGCATCATTTACGCAAACATCCAAGCTTGAGAATGAGTTCATCGACAAATTCATTATGCCATTAGGAGAAGAAGTAATTAGACAGTTCTATATAAAAGACATCAATCAATTTTGTGACTGCTATCTTCCGAAATATAATCTAGTCATAGAGATTAACGGCAGGTATTGGCACTGCGACCCAAGATTCTACAAGAATGGTCCAATTAATGAAAAGCAAAAGAGGAGAATCGAGAAAGATGGAATTAAGTCGTCATATCTCGATTCTCACGGTTTTCGATTGTTTGTTGCTTGGGAGGACGATATAAAGTCGAATCCGAACTTGCTAATTGAAGATATTAAGAAACTAATAAATCAAAGTTCCTCTTCCTCTGTGTCTTCATCTTCCTCCTCGTTGTCATCTTGAGGAAGTTTTCCATCTGAATAGTATCTGTCAATATCATTGATGACCATATCTACATAAGGACTGTCATAGTGGAGGTACTTGCTTGAATCAAGGAAGGAGACATACAGTTCGTCGTTATGGTACGATTGGATGACTTCTTCAAGCGTATCGAATTGAGCAGCCGTTGGCATACATGACATATCGATACCATTGTGCGTGAGTCGGATATTTCCGAGGTCAATAAAATGGAAAGTTCCTTCAACTCCAGGTATCAATGCACTTGCGTTGTGCTCGTCCTCAGTGTAAACGACAACTCCGTTATGCAAGATAAAGCCTCTACAGTTGTCATAATAATCTCCGTGAGGGAGTATTTTCATAGCCATTTGGTCAAGTTCGTACGGATTGTTAATGTCCACATCCTCTTCCGTATACATGGTAAATGGCTCTATTTCTCCCTTTCCGTCTTTCAAGCAATCATTGAAGATTTTCTCTGCGATTCTGTCATCGAACATTCTTTCTATCTCATAGAACATGACAGAGTCATTGTCACAGCGATGGAAATCCAAGTCGTAGTAATCAATGTCGAACATTGCCTCATCGTTCAAGTACTTCTTCTTTGACTCTTCGTTGTCTTCAAGTCCGTTTGCTTGAAGCCATTCCGCATATTCATCCTCGTCGATATAGGTTTCATACTCAATCTTTCCATATTCTGACAAGTCCCTATCCTTGGATTCCTTTATTAGTTTGAGAAGTGCTTGGTGGCAATACTTCTCTGAAATTCTTCGTATATCTTCTTTTAAAAGCATTCTGCGTTCTTATTTATTATCAATAAATATCGTAAAATTTTCGATTTAAGCCATTGTTTTTTCTTGGATGATAAACTATACTATTTTGTGGAGAAAGTGCCTTAAAACGCCTTAAAATACGTCCTATGAGGAGAAAAACGACGGAATCATTCATCCAAGCGGCAAGAGAGAAGTACGGTGATAGATATGACTATTCAAAGGTTGATTACAAGAACAACAAGACGAAGGTATGCATCATCTGTAAGGAGCATGGTGAGTTTTGGCAGAGGCCTAATGACCATCTTAGTGGTTATGGATGCCCTCGATGCAGTGGTCATGGCTCATTGGAGCATGGAAGGAGGACAACGGAAGAGTTCGTGGAGGATGCTAGAAAAGTGCATGGAGACAAGTATGATTACTCCAAGGTTGAATACAATGGAGTGTTTGAAAACGTGCTTATCATTTGCAGAGAGCATGGGGAGTTTTGGCAGCGGCCCAATAACCACTTGAATGGCTCATTATGCCCGAAATGCGCAAAAGTGGTCAATTTCAGTAGAATGGCACAAAAGGTTTACGAGAAATTATTGGCTGAAGGATATGAGGTTGAAAAAGAGAAAACTTTTGATTGGCTTGTATTCAAGCGTCATATGAAGCTTGATTTCTTCCTCCCAATGTATAATGTAGCTGTCGAGGTCCAAGGCGGACAGCATTTCAGAGCGTTTGACAAATTTGGAGGGGAAAGGAACTTGGAGGAACAACAAGAACGTGACGAGGCGAAACGGATGCTGTGCGAGGAGCATGGAATCAAGCTATTTTACATCACTCAGCATAATTCCAATATCGATGAAATTAAGGCGTTTGTTGAGAATATGAAAATTTTAAGTTGACGCTATTTATAGAAACAACAAAATAAGAGTAACCGTGAACCAACCGTTGAAACGTCAGAACAAGAACGCAAAACAAGCGAGCAAACCGAAGAAGAGGGGAGGTTTTTTCAAGAAGTGGCATCCGAAGTTCGGGACGTCGAAACTTGAAGAGGACTTCGCGAGGGATTTCTTGGACAAGCTTGGAGTGGAATACATATACCAATATGAGGCGAAGGACATTGGAAGGTTCTTTGACTTCATGTTGGAGGGGAGGTTGCTCGTTGAGATAGATGGTGATTACTACCACTCCAATCCCCTCCTTTACGAGGGCAAGGAGCTCAACAAGATGCAGCTCCGCAACAAGAAGGTTGACGAGCTTAAGAACCGTTGGGCGCTTCTTCACGGCATTCCCATTCTCCGCATTTGGGAGCACGACATACGAAATAATCCGAAGATGGTGATGGACATGCTCATCGAGCGGTTGAACCTTATTGACAAGGAGAAAGAGAAGAAGAAGCGTCACTGATATAAAACAAAGAAACTTATATTTAAAAAATATATTCAAATTATACCATATATGGCAAAGAAGACAAGGACAGCGCAGCAAGAGAAGGAGATTCAGATGCTCCTTGCGAATAATGAGATGTATGAGAAGACGAAGGAAGAGGTGAGGTTGCGTGGAGGCGACGAGGACAAGATGAAACTTATTGTCGAGGCGCAGAAGGACATTATCCAAAAGTTGAGGAATGTGGACGAGAGTGTTGCTGACGAGGTGGTTTCCAAGAATTCGTCTAACAAGGATAATGGGAATGATGTGGTTGACTTCCTTTCGAGGGATGAGTCGAGCGTTTACGACCGAATCAACTTGGTGGGTGCGAATAATGTGATTTCCACGGAGGAAGTGAAGGTTGGCGAGGACGCTCTTGAGGCGCGTGACACCTCCGATGATGTATATGGATACTACAACGGTTCTTCTTCAACAGTTCCTAGTGATTTCGGGGCTGTGAACAGTGACGTGCAGTACGATATCGTATCATTGCCTAGCAACGGTCAGTGTTATAAGGACAAGAGGGACAGAATCGCCGTGGCTTATCTGACGGCTTATGACGAGAATATGATTACGTCTCCCAACTTGTACAAGGACGGTCTTGTGATTGACTGTTTGCTCAAGCAGAAGATTGTGGACAAGTCCATTGACATTGACAGTCTTTGCGTCGGTGACGTGGATGCGATTACCTTGTTCTTGAGGGCTAGTTCATACGGGGCGGATTTCCCCATTGTGGTGAAAGACCCTCAGAGTGGCGAGCAGATTGAGTCTGTGGTGGACTTGTCTCAGCTGAAGGTGAAGGAATTCAAGTTGGAGGGGGATGAGAACGGATACTTTGACTTCAAGCTTCCCGTCAGTGGGGATGACGTTAAGTTCAAGTTCTTGACCCGTAGGGATGAGAAACTTTTGATGGCTCTTTCAAGGCTTGAGGAAGAGGGTGTAAAGGCGAATACTGTGAGGGGACAGATTAAGGATTTGACGGACGCCATCAAGTCTGACAAGATTCTGAGCGGAAAGGAGAAGCAGATGTTTGTGGATGACCTCGGCAAGATGTCGGATTGGGTGAAGAAACTCGCAAGTAGGTCTCCGCTCCCTTATTCAAAGACGATTACGAATAGGTTGGAGCTTTCCATTGTGTCAGTGAACGGGAATGGTGACAAGAAGTTCATTTCGCAGTATGTAAGGAACATGGGCGCGAAGGATTCGCTGATGCTGAGAAGGTACATCTTGGAGAATGAGCCTGGTATTGACTTCTCCATCACCGTGGAGCGTCCATTGAGTCTCGGAGGTGGCTCCTTCGACACCTTTCTTGAATGGGACGATTCTATTTTCCTTAATATCGCCTAATTTCGAGAGGAACCTTAAGGACGAATTGTTCGGTTGTTTCAAGTATATCGGAATACCGTTCGAGGTATTGGACAAGATGCCCGTGAGGGACAGAAAGTACTACATCGCCAAGCACAATGGAATCGCAGACGAGGAGAACCGACAAGCGAGGAAGAACGAAATCAATGGAGAGGCAATCAACGCTTATGCGGAACTTGCCCAACAGAATGAAATCAACAGCAAAAAGAGATAGGAAAAAATGGAAGAATCAAACGTGTTCAAGCCGACCGTGGAATGGATGAATGAACAGTATGAGATATTCAATCAGAAGTATTTCAGAGGCGAGCTGACAAAGTGTGACTTTGACATACGGAAGATTGATACCAAGTATTACGGCTTATTTCACTTTCAAAACGAGGTGAAAGGTGACAGAAGGAGCGGCAGACTTTTCTCCGTGTGGTTTGGAAGGAAAACTTGGATTGACAAGGAGAATTTCTATGAGGAATGCCGTCCGCAGATTGTGCTGAACGACAGATACTTTGGAACTGAGCGCGGCTGTTTGTCAACCCTTCTACATGAGATGTGTCATTTGTATACTTATATGAATGGACGTTGTCCCAAGCAAGGTCATGGACCCGAATTCAGAATGATTGCGGCTGTTATTTCTCGTCGAACTGGAGGCTTGTTCACAGTCGAGAGCTTTATGTCGGCTGATGAGCAGAAGGAGTTCAAGTTGAATGATGAGGACAAGGCAAGGATTGAACGGAGGAGGAACAATAAGAAAAGTAATGTCATGGCCTTGCTTGTCAAGACGAATAGCGGCAATATAAGACTTTTGAACACCACTTCTCAAAAGTTGCTTGACGATATTTATGCCATGGAAAATCCGAAAGGGAGCAAGGTATACGTTTGCAAGGATGAAAAACTATATGAATTCTTGGACGGACTAGGATATGGCTCTGTTTCAAGGCTTTACAGATATTGGAGCATTGATGCGAAATTCAAGTTGCAGAAAGAACTTGAGGCGTATAATTTTGTGGAGTATAAAGGCCAAATGGAGGAGGAAAGGGGATTTTCTTTCAAAAGGATAGTGGAGGAAGTGCTCAAGGAATTGAATTTCAACATGGAACAAGATGACAGCTTTGAGATTCTTCCAACCATGAACTTGAGCGAGGAATCTCCTTTTGAATAGGCATTGCGCAAACTGTTTTTTATAAAGAAATGGAGTAGACGGAAAGGCATTCAGCCAATCTACTACTCCATTTTCATGTATATATCACTTAGCTCAATAAAATCAAATAATCCAATGTGTGAAGATATAGAACGAGCCACCTATAAAGCAAATGATGGCAATGAATCTAAGTAACACATCCAAAAAGTCCCAAATGGAAAAGTTTCCACCGCCTTGTTCGATGATGTATTTCAATCCGAGCGGTCCTTCGACCTCTCGGAACACTTTCGGCTTGTTTGCTTGCTGAAGCTCGCTTCTGACAGAATTGAGTTCTTCTCTCAATGAGTCAATTTCTTGTTGTTGTTGTCTGCTCATAATTTGTCTCCTATTTTTGTTTCACGATGCAAAGGTAGCAAAAATATTTTGGGTAAGCAAACTTATACGGTTAAAAAACTATAAAATACCTATTTATAGGTAATTTGAATATTCTCTTAGGATGGCTAATAAAAACGGAAAAATAATCAATAAGGAACACGAGGAGATGATTGCTCTCCTCGCAGCCAACGCCGACAAGCTTATCGGAAAGCTTGCCCTACTTCGTACTGAGGGCAACAAGCTCCACCAACAGTTTGCAAGCACATTCAACATGTCGGAAGAGGAATTGAACAAACTTTTCCAAGCCGAGCCTAAGCTGAGGGAGTCATACGACGAACTCACAAAGAGAATGGGCGACCTTGGCGAGCAAATCAAGAAGAATGTTGGCAACATCGACTCATTGGCCAAGAAATACCATGTGGAAAGTGGGGAAATGGCCAAACTTCTTGACAAGCTGAGGACCTATCATGACTTGCAGAAGGAAGCGCAAGCCGTAAGCGAGAAGAAGCAGAAGATTGAGGACAACGGAGGCGATTTCAGAGAAAGGAACCGACTGAAGGCAAGACTTGAGGACATCCTTAAGGGAATCAGGCAGATTGAAGGGAACTTGAACTCATCTAGCGTCGGCTCAAGGATGCTCCATGATTACGGAGCAGAGAAGAGTGGCAGACAGAAGCTTCACGCCACTGTCAACCTTCAATCCAAGATTAAGGACAATTCGGAGGAAATCGCCAACTTCTCCAAGCAGACGTCAGAGAATGTCTATGCGGCGAATTCCGCATTGACGGCGCAGCAAGGAAGACTGAATACACTTAAGGCATTGTGGCGCTCCATTTACGGGGAAGGAAAGAAGGCGTTCAACAAGTATCTTGAGATTAACCATGCCGTAACTGCGCTCGGTAGGGAAAGCGGAATGGCCGCTTCCCAAGTGAAGGGATTCGAGAACAACGTCCTTTCCAACTATGGGGCTATGGCGGAACGCCTTGGAATGACGTTCAAGGACATATTCAAGTTCCAAGAAAGTTATATCAAGAATACGGGAAGAGCCATTCTTCTTACCAATGAGCAGACGGAATCCATCGCTGGTCTTTCCACCGCTGTCGGAGAGGCTGCCGTATCCAACGCAGAGACCAATTTCGACATATTGGGAGCATCCTCCTCAACCGCTCTTGACCATCTCACCTTGACACTTGCTCGTGCGGCAAGCCAAGGGTTGAACGTACAGCAAGCGAGTGAGAAGTTCTCTCAGAATATCAAGATGGCTTCCAAGTATACTTTCCGCGAGGGAGTGAACGGAATATCCAAGATGACGTTGCTTTCACAGCGCTTGAAGTTCAACATGGAATCCGTTGGCGCTGCGATGGACAAGTTCAACAACATCGAGGGAGCCATTTCCGCTAGTGCCAACATCCAAGTCTTGGGAGGCTCATACGCTGCCAACTTCACGAACCCCATGCAAGCCATGGGAGAGGCGCTGCTTGACGCCGAGTCGTTCACGAAGAGGATTGTGGACACGGTGGCATCGACTGCCGTCTTCAATAGGGAGAGCGGACAAGTGGAAATGTCTGCGCTTGACAAGGCGAAGATGAGGGAGGCGTCCAACCAACTTGGAATCTCCTATGACGAACTGTTCAACATGGCTTCCCAACAAGCGAAGCTCGGAAATATCGAGGCTTACTTGAGGGGAAGAAACTTGAACGAGGAACAAAGGGCATATGTGGCAAATACCGCTCAGTATGACGCTGAAACAAAGCAGTGGAAGGTCAATATCATGAATTCCAACGGGGACTTTGAGGATGTGGACATCAAGGACTTGAGCGGAGAACAGATTGACGAGATTCGAAGGACGAATGACTTTGAGAAGAGCATACAAGGTGACGTACATTCCATCAGAAGCCAACTGAGCGATTACTTGAAGACCTATGTAAAGGAAACCCGTAGTTTGCAAGAGAGGATTACGGGAGGTAGGGAGCACATCGCTGTAAATGAAGCCAACGTGGTGAATAACTTGGGGATTCCGAGAGCCATCAATTGGGCTTTTGACACCTTCGGCTCTGCCATGACACTTGGAGCCGTTGGCGTTGGAAGTGCTGTCGCATCCGCATTTGGAACCGAGTACCTTGGAAAGAAGTTCGGAGGTAAATTCAGTAAATTTTTCGGAGGGAAAGGTGGAAACACGCCACCAACTACACCCACAGGCAACACGTTCAGTGGCAGCGAATCAAAACTATCAAAAGCGCTAGGAAAAGGCTCGAAGCTTGGACGTATATTCAAGATTGGAAAAGTTGCGAAAGGAATTGGCGCGGTTGGAACAGTATTGTCTGTGGCAAGCGCCGTTTCAGACTATTCGGCTGCCAATTCCGAATTGGAGGAGGAAAAACGTCAGATTAATGCGGATTCCTCGCTTTCAAGGAGTGAAAAGGCGAAGGCGAAGTACGAGGCAAGGAAGAAGGCGAATGAGTCCAAGGGAGATACGTTGGGCGGAAGCATCGGAAGTATTGCAGGCATGGCCATCGGTACTGCTGTTGCTGGCCCCGTCGGAGCTGTAGTTGGCGGATTTCTTGGAAATTGGATTGGCGGAAAGATTGGTTCCGCCATCGGAAGTTCCACCACGAAGAAGGAGCGTGGAATGAATGACGAAAACTCCGTCAATGGCAATGGAGAGACTACACAATCTGTATCTCAAGCAGAAGGAGCCAATTATTTGTCAATCATCCAAGAGGATGTAAAGGGAATCCGAAAGACTGTTGATTCTCAAGATTTTGCAATGCCTCGTATTGTGATTTCTTCCAACACTTCAAACCCTAACACAGTCATATCAGAGAATAAGAATGTGGTAGCCAATTCAAGGTCTGATGTAAACAGTCTTTATGATTGGACGAGTAACGTTGTATCGAACAACAAGAATACGGTATCCAATTCAAGGTCTGACATGAACAGTCTTTATGACGGAACAAGCAATATAGTGACGAACAACAAGAATGTGGCGGCCAATTCAAGGTCTAGCGTGAATAGTCTTTATGATGTGGCTAGTAACGTTGTGAAAAACAGCAAAAATGTGGTAGCCAACTCCAAGTCTGACGTAAACAGCCTTTATGATGGAACAAGCAATGTTGTGACAAACAGTAAGAATGGATACAGCTCCAATGTAAACAATACGACAGTGGTGAATCCAACTCCATTATATGCGGAAAGGACTCCTATTAGGATTGACAGAATAGGAATTACCTCACCTTCCGTGACAAGACCGAGTGTGCAAGACATCAAGGTGGACATCAGCGGAAGGATTCGCATTGACGCTCCAAACGGTCAGACAGCCAACTTTGACGCGAAGAAGCTGTTTGAGTCTAGTGAGTTTGTCAGCATGCTTAAGGAAAAGGTTACTGAAGGGATGCTTCGAGGTGTCAGCGCTACGGGAACGGAAGACCGAAACAGTACGAAGAGTATAATGGGAGGCGCGTATTCCCCTTGGGAGTCGTATTCCCAAGCATAATAAGAAAAAGGCAAGCCAATTAACGTTGACTTTCAAGGAATAAACCATATGCATTATAGGTAATGGGATTGATAAGTAAAATTAACGAAAAGGTTTCAGAAACCGCAGAGACGGTAGGCGTATATGCTTCCACGATGATTGGACTCGGCTCGCTCATCAAGAGTGGAGGCTGGACAGCTGTGAACAAATCAAACATCTTCGGCTCGGATACAAAGCTTGCCAAGATTGTGAGGAGTGGGAATAGCTCAAGCTCTTCCTACGAGAACTCCATATACAATAGGAAGATTGGGCTTGTCGCCAACGAGTATGATTTGGCCAAAGCCACATTGGAGAGGAATATCGGAAGCGGTCACTTTGACTATGACGGTTATGCCACTCCAATAGGAAGTCTTGCCGACGCGGAATTGAACTTACAGACGAATCCTTGGTTCATCATGGACGAGGATAAGAACCGATATGACAACTATATCCGCTATGTAAACGCATTGTACTTTAACGGATGGATGCCGATGCCGAACTTCAGAAGCGCCGAGGAAAGGGCTATGAATTTCGACATCAACTCACTTCTTCTGAGTGAGAACAAGGTAGGAGCGGTTAGAGGATACGACATATCGGATACGGCTTCTGCAAGGAATATGGTTCCGTATGGGATTCAGACCAATGTGAACGGATACGAGGACACCAAGCTTGGTATTATCAATAACTTTTACTTGAACGCCACACTGAACGCCTCATATTCGTATTTGAGTCAAATGGGCTCGTACATGACAACGGGAGTGGAGGATGACTCCGACGTATCCAATGTGACGATAGGCGCATACAACAAGTTCGGATTCCTCGGAGAGAAGGGGATGAAGAACGGAGGGTTGGAGCCAATCAGCGGAGTCGTTGAGAATCAGTCCTTATTTACTGCGGACATCATTCCGTCCACACCCATTGAGAGCGATTACGACACATTCGGGAATTACTATGACACTTCATTGTCAAATTCGTTGTATGATGCAAGTTCTTCAAGGACGAAGGAACTGATAGCAAAGTCCATGTTCGGATACGACTTGCTTGACGAGCAAGGGGCGACTTTGGATGACATCATATCCTTGTCGAGCAAGAAATATTATGTGGCAAAGGACAAGACGGGTAATGATTACCTCACCTTGATTACGGGTGACAAGGTAAGCTTGACGGATGATGTGGATACGGACAAACATATAAGGTACAATGTCAACGAGGCTGGGTATGGGAATTCCGTCACAAGCAGAATTCTTTATACCTATGCGGAGGCTGAACTTGAATCGCCCAACGGAGCGTCAACCGTTCCATATACGTCGAATATCGCCACCACCTATCACTTGGGAGTGGATTACAACAAGTATGACACATATGAGAATGTAATCACGTCTGCGGATGCGCAAGGGAATAGCAAGAATGACCTTCTTTCCTATACCAACAAGCGTTTCACGAGGGGTAAGATTGACACCCTTATCGCAAGATTCCATACCAATGTGACGGACGGAACAAAAAGAGACCCATTGTCATCTGCGGTAAGCAGCTATGGCATGTCGCACGGTAGGAACTTGTTGAAAAAGGACCATGTAGGCTCCAAGGACAACGGATACAGCAATCCTTACTGTCGCGTATGGACTTACCATTACCAATATAATGACTTTACAAAGACGATTAGACCGTTCAGCGACGATAACAAGAGTCTGAGTGGAACACTTGTCGAGAAGTCACAGCACAACCGCCTTCGCCTTGAAAAGAACAGCGTCCGTGACGAGAATAACCGTCTTGTACGCTTCGCTCCAACTAGCGAGAACTATAAGGAGAAGATAAAACGCTGCATGTTCTCCATCGAGAATCTCGCTTGGAGGCAAGAGCGTGACGGATTCCAAGGGCATGAGGACCAAAAGGGGCCATTCGGTGGAAGAATCATGTGGTTCCCTCCTTATGGACTGAAATTCAACGAGAGTGTGAATGTTGGGTGGAATTCCACACAATTTATCGGTAGGGGAGAGAATATATACACATATACCAATACGGAACGTGGCGGTTCATTGGACTTCAAGCTGTTGATTGACCATCCGACATTGATTAACGAGTGGCAGACAGAGACATCCAACGGAACGACTGACGTGGATGACGTGAACAGTACGGAACAGAAACTCCTCCGATTCTTCGCAGGGTGTGAAATTCTTGAACCGTACAGCGCTGATACAACAGTCAAGCCGAAAATTGTCGAGAAGCCAACCATTCCTCCCGAACCGAAGCAAGAACCCACTGTGACTCCAAGCCCTACGACCGTTCAAGTTTCATTCTACGTCTTCTATCCAAACAACTACAGTGGGGAGGATGACGATGCGAATGGAGTTGTGAAACCCATGGAGTACTTGCTGAACGGTATCGCATGCCAAAAGTCGAAGCGTAATGGAAGTTATGTGGATATAGGAACCACCATGAGCGGAACTTTCAAGGGATACGAGACATTCGGAAACGGCATTGACTATGACTTGGATACTGTGAACGGAGGAAGCAAGGCGTTTAATGGAACCGATTTCTACACTTATGACGTGAGCAACAAGAACGGGAAGAAGAACCACTGGGCATATCGTGTGGATGAAAGATACAAGGACGAGGTGTTCAGAAACTCGAAGAGCTATACGGACAGCAGTTCAAGCAAACTGAACTCAAGCGGTTACAAGACATTGCTTGACTACCATACGGAGGCGAATGAGTTCATTGAGAACGGTGGACAGCTGTATAGCTTTGCCGAAGTGTTCTGTGCGTTGCAAGATGACGGAATGAATGTGTTGAGCGGAGTGGTGGATAAAGACAATGTGGAAGCATTGAAGAAAATGTTCAATGAGTATGACGTGGTTAGTGTAGAATCTCGTGGTTTTGCCTCCTCACACGGCTATACTGCCAATAACAATAGGCTTGACGTGAACAGAGCGAGGAGCGTTGTGAATTGGCTGAAGTCTAGGAGTTCAAAGTTCTCCATCGCTGAAGTTACAGAATCATCCATCGGACCGAAATTGAACACCTCTAGCGCCGCTGATTTGGAAGCTAAGGTATGGCGTTGCGCATGTGCCATCATCACTTTGCAGCAAGCCACTGTAGGCGAATTGAATGAGATTTCAACAAATCAGAGCGAAGTTCTTGATACTGAACAAGTTGAGAAAGTTTCGAACTTAAGTCTTGATTCGGTTTCAAGTATCAATACGCAAGGCATGACGGCAGTGGATAAGAACAGTGTTCAGAACCAATTGTCCTATAACTCGAAGAAGGCGGAGAGTGACTTGAAGACCGCATCAGAGAATTCCAATGCGAATCCTTCGAACTCTGCAATTTCGGAGGGATACGGAAAGGAATATGAGTTTTTCAAGGACTTGGATAGAAACTCGCCGTTGTTGAGGAACAAGATTGTGGACAAGATAAAGTATTTTGACCCAGCTTACCACTCGATAACGCCAGAGGGATTCAATGCAAGACTGACCTTCCTACACCAATGCACGAGGCAAGGAAGCACGTCGAGCGCTAGTGATAATAAGTCGTATAAGACGGCAAGCAACTTGGCTTTCGGTGCTCCTCCCGTATGCGTGCTTAGGATTGGGGATTTCTTCTACACGAAGATTATCATCGATTCACTGACCATTGCGTATGACGACTGCAATTGGGACTTGAACGACGAGGGAATCGGAATAATGCCAATGATTGCGGATGTGAACATAGGATTCAAGTTCTTGGGAGGAAGCGACATCACTGGCCCAATCTCCCGTCTTCAGAACGCCGTATCCTTCAACTACTACGCCAATACGGGCGTGTACGATGACCGTGCGGAGGAGGCTGAATTTGACGATGACGGCAATATAATAAGTTTTAAACGGCAACAAGATTGATGAGTACATACAATAGATATTCAAAGTTTACGAATGACGGAACCATAGAGTTGGTTCCGTTCATTTCAATTGACAAGATGCCGACGGATTACTACGTCTATTACAAGGCGAACGAGACCCGTCTTGACTTGTTGTCATACGATTATTACAATGACCCGAATTACGGTTGGCTGATTCTCCAAGCGAACCCTCAGTACGGCTCGCTTGAGTTCAAGATACCTCACAACGCACTCTTGAGGATTCCTTATCCGCTAGAATCTGCGATAGCAAATTATAATAACGCGATTAAGACTTACAAGGAACTGTATGGCGAACAATAATGTATTATACTACGAGCCTAACGAGACAGCTTCACTCTCTCTTAGGAATAAGGACGGACAGTTTGGCATCGTCCGCCAAGCGCCTCCAATGGAGGATTATTGCGTGGTGGTTGACTTGCAAGTGGAGGTTCCGAAACGTCCGAAGTGCGCTTCCGTCACGACGGGGGATACAGTGCTGTATGTGCGATATTCCTCCGCGAAGGATGGAGACGCTAGGATATCGTTCAACAAGGGAACCACATTCGAGGGCTCCCAAAACTCGTATATGACCTCTTTGCCCACAGAGTTAGGTACATTCTTGGACATTGACAGCACAAGGGCAAGTGGAACAAATAGTGAGATGTTTGGAATCAACTCCATCGATATCGAGTATAACCAATACATGGTTCCCGTTGTCACCATTCGGTTCACGGATATTAGGGGAATGTCTCTGTTCGGTTCCGAGGATTTGAGGCACAATAGGACGGTGGGTGGCATTGACAATTCAGCCAATGCCGAGATTGCTGGTTCCTTCTTCAAGTGCTTCTTTACCTTCCCCTATCCTCGTTTCAAGATTATCGTCAAGGGATTCTACGGCCAACCCATCGCTTACGAGCTTACTTGCTCCGATTTTCGTGCATCCTTCGAAGCTAGTACGGGAAATTTCGGTGCGACCGCAAAATTCATTGGATACACATTCTCCGTATTGAATGACTTGACCTTGTCTTCCCTTCTCGCCACTTCCAATTCTCAATACTTCGGAGGAAGCTATTGGGCGAACCATCCCGACAAGTTTGTCTTTTCGGACGGGACACTCATGCCAACCTTCATGCAATTGATGGTGAATGTGGGGCAGATGTCAAAGAAACTTGGAAAGGCGGAAGAAAGCGGAGAGCTGATAGACATTCAGAATAAGTCCACCAAATTATCCAACGTGCAGAACGCCCTTGACGCTTACTATGGCACATTGGTGGCTTATTTGGCTAATAAGCTGCATAAGACAAGCGGCTCAAGGAACATATACGGTGATTTTTCAGAATCTGTGGAAGGACTTGCCAAGGTAACGGTTCCTAGGGATGTGACGAACGCATATAATTTGTTGAAGGACGCCTTGAACTCATTCTATGACACGAATGTTCCGAAACCTACCGCATACGGGGAAACGAAGCAGCCGAACGATTTCAAGAATGAGTCCGATTACAGCAAGTACTCCAATTGTTATTCCTTCCTTGGGAATGAATTGCAAGATTATTTGACAAGAAACATGACAAAGGTGGCGCAAGACCTTGTCGTGAAACAGAAGGAGGTTGCAGACGCCACCAATGAGAGCATAACCAAACTGATTGGATTCAAACCGACGGTAAAGAACGTGACCGAACTGATTTTGGCCCATGTGGACACTCTTGTCAATGAGATTTACGCTTGTGCCGAGGAAGTGCACAATGGCTATGATACGAGTGCCACGTACAGAGTGGACGAGGTGGATGGGACGAGGACGTATTGTGCTTTCCCATCGGTCACGAAGACTGTTGTTGACAATGGGGTGACGAAGGAGGAGCAAGCTTGGATTGGAGAGTTGGATGCGAATGCTCCAGAGGCAAAGTTGGTGGACAGCTTACTTAGGGCTACGCATGACATAGAGGATATTACGGAAAAGGCTGCTGCCAATGTTGAATCTTCCGAGTTTGATGGCAGCAAGGCGCTTGGAATGAATGTGACGGTTCCATTGATTCCGAGTGACATTCTTGGCACATCCAATCCGTATGAAGGAATGGATATCGATGACATCGATGACTTCTGTGGAACGGTTGCGTTGAGAGGATTCATTGTATGCTCCACTTTGTATACCTTGCCGAACTTTGCGAAGGAATGCGGATATTGTGATGCCAAGAACTTCTTGAAGGCTTTCCCCAATGTGAGCGAATCGTTCAAGAAGAAGGTTGGTGATAATGGAATCATTAGCTCAAAGACGCTTTTCAACCATTTGTGGGAATTGAACAACAAGGCAAATTCATTGACAAAGCAAGATTGCATTTGGAACACGAACAATTACAAGTACAATCATCTGCTGTCTAACAAGGGAGGAAGCGCATACCCATCCGAGTATTTCCAAGACACAAATAAGAGAATGATGCTTCCTCTCACCCATCCGAAATGGAGCGAGTTCCATGATACGGTACTCTCATCCAATGGGAATGTGGGAGATATGCAAGCTCTTACACAAGGAGTGGACGGAATTAACAAGAATGTGTTCTACGTCGACCTTGACATTGAGAAGTACAAGAATTATAAGAGCGACAGCGGATATGACAAGGTAGACGAACTGTTCGATAACTTGACATTCGATTCCGAGGAGATGCAAGGATTCTACGAGAATACGTTGAATGAGAACAAAACCTTGTTGTGCTATAAGGCGTCTTCTGACGGATACAAGGGTTCTTACCAAGATTCTATGGTAAACTCATTGGTTGGAATCGTTGGAAACAGCGGAGAGAGCAACAAGTTGTTCGCTTACAGCCTTGGAGGGTATAAGGACGGATACTTGTACGAGGGCACTTCCATTTTCGGGCAAGAAGACTACTATGAGAATATAAAGAACGGGAACAAGACACTCGCCATGCTGTTCTTGAATACGTTCGATTGGGATTATAAGAAATTCAGCGACTTCTTGAAGGGACAGTCAAATTACATGTATTTCCCCTACTTGATGCTGCTGACAATTGGAGGATACTATTATAGGAAGAACAAGTCCATCACGTTCTATGACGGTCTTGACTTTAAGTACGGTTTGAGAAAGACGAGTTATAGGATTCATAGCGGAACCTATTACTTGGATAGCTTGTATGATGCGGATGACGCTACACAACAGACCTTGATGAAGATGTTCGAGGAATGGGCTGAAGGTGATTTCGTGACATTGGTAAGGAATGAGTTCGAGATTACCGTCAAGGAGAAATTCGCACCGAATGAGGAAAGAGTGGATGCCGAAGACATTATTTTGGCTGCGAAATATGATTCTGTGGAAGACTTCAAGAATTTCATGAACAAGAACTGTTCAAGCAGATTCGGAAAGAACTACAAGACAGTTAATATTGTCAAGAAGACAAAGGATGTTTCCTTAAAGCTTATCATGAATGAGGAATCTGAGGCAGTATCTACCCTTACAAGGATGATTCTACAGTCTTGCATGGTTGTCAAGGGAAAGAAGTACATTGGAGGCTCAAGCAAAATATCAAGCGTGAGCAGAGGAATCCTTCAATCATATTTTGGCGGTTTCTTGGACGGTATCAACGAGGGGGCCAATGTGCAGACAAACGGCGATATTGCCTCCAATGCGGTGAATGAGTTTAAGACGAACGAGAAGCTGAAAATAGCCCTTTACAATTACCTCAAGATTATTTGGGACAAGTGGCTCAGCGGACGACCAAAGA